AATTGTTTCATTCATAAAAAAACCCGTTATCTTTTACAATAACGGGCTACAAGTTTTAAGGCTTGTTTTCACAAAAGCACCCCTAAGCAAGTTCTACTTGGTTCAGGGATGATTTATAAAGTTCAACAGCCTCTTTATTGGCTTCATACGATTTACGGATTTGGTGATGCACCGTTTGGTCATTCGGGTCTATCTGAGCCAACTTCTTGATTTTATCCTCATACACTTGGTCTTCCTTCATCTGCTTCAAGACCGCCTTTAGTTCGGGCGACACATCCGCAGGGTACTCATGTTCCACTACCTGTTTCTCGAAGTACTCATCCATCTCTGGCTTGGCAAGGTTTGACGTCACTGTAAGCCCCAACAGCGAGTTTTGTATCTCGGCTGAATATAGATGCCACTTGGTTGACATTTCTTCTTTCAGCGCCAGCATAGGGTCCATAGAGTATGGAATAGGCAATATCTCTTTGCCGTTCAGATACCAGCGGGACATGCCGTTGATGCTTTCAGTTTTAAGTATACCCTTATCAACCGCGTCCTGTATCAACCCGCTGAATACTGTTTCCCTGCTATCCACTTGGTTGATGAATTGAAGCGGGTCTTTCTTAGCGTAGTCTTTCAGGGTCTTTTTAACTACCTCGTCGCTCATATCATCTACACCTCCGAAGTTTAAGCCCTTACACATCGCACGTAGTTCACGCATTGGTTTGGCGTACTGCCCAACGATATAACCCAAAGCATCAATCATGTTCTCGTCATAATCATTTTCAGTTTTGCTTTGTGCCTCCTCGTCATTGTACTCATAGTACCATGGCGAACCCGCTTGGTGGAATGGTGATTGCAGGTTCCACGGGTGCAGATACCAGAATACAAACTCCAAATTGTCGTTAAACGCTGCTACGCCATCCTCGGCAGGTAGCATATCCAATACAGTGGGAGAATAACTGAAGTCATTATCTTTTAATCTACGTTGGGTGGTGGCAAACCTAATCTTTACCTCATACCCTAAAGCGGGTATATAAGCCGAGAATACGGGTGAACCACAAATTTTACGGCGGGTGGTATAATTGCCGTTTTGGTCGCGCTTAGGTTTCCCGTGGATATCACGTTCCATCCTTTGCACAAATTCTTTAATCCGTTTCTTGTACGGAATGTCTTTTTCGGATATTTTAAGGGCTTCGCAAAGCTCTTTAATACCCCCTACTTTTTTGTCATCTACGTAAAGACTCATCTTGTTGCTGTGTTTTGTGAATTACTATTTGTGAATTAAAATATAAAGTAACATAAAAAAGGGCAGAACTCAATGCCTGCCCTTTTCTTTATTGTCAAAGGTATTAGCTACCGATGATTTTTATCATGTGGTTACCAAGACCCCACTCACCGCCGATATCAGAACGGATATCAACAGCAGAAGCATCCAGTGATGATGTTTTCTGGAATGTACCAGCACCACCAGTGTAACCAACTTCCCACTCCCTGTTGTAACCAGCAAGTTCCTTGTAGCGGTAACCGCACATTGGAAGCATAGCAGAGTTGCCAGTAGTTGGGTCGTTGTTTTTGAACAATTCCACAGGCACTATCCAGCCTTGGTTGTTCCAGTTGTAGCCAGCAGTACCTGCGCCCATTACCTCATCCAGTTCAGGCACGTTCCGCAACAGGTAGTTGAAGCCTGCTTTGTGGAAGCCGCTGAAACCTAACCACAGGAAGAAGTCGTTAGGGTCAGAATAACCGTCAAAGATATTCGATTTGAACGCCTGGTTGTTCTTAGCATACTGGAAACAGGTATTGTTCATGTAGATTTTCAGCGTATTTTCCAATTGGGTATGTAACCCGTACGAAACCAACGCCAAGATATCTTTTGAACCCACACGCTCCCTGTTGAAGATAGTACCAAACCCATCAATATCATCAATGGTTAAGTTACCAGCGCTGAAAGGGAAGATAGTACCACGGTTTTCGATGAAGTCATCTAAACCTTGGGTAGTACGGTTAGGTACAGTTTGACCTGACGCATCGGATACCACAGTAACGTTACCGTCACCTTGTTTACCGAACAACAGGGCTTTTGAAATCCTGTCCATCTGCAACTTCTCAGTAGCAGGAATAGCGATTACCTTACCGAATGAACCTTCCATACCTTCAGGGCTGATGATAGGCAGTTTGTCTGTCATCGCAGAACCTGATTCTACCGCAGATGATTTGATGATCTGGGTATTGCCAGTAAACCTGTAGGTTAAAGGCAGTTTTGGTGGCGCACCGAATGTTCCCTCACCAAACGAGTTGGTTGAAATCCAGTAGCGTGAGTTAGCCACAAAATAGCCGGTAGCTACAGTGGTGGTCAGGCGCGGACGCAGGGTGATACGGTGGTTAGCGGGAACAGTGGTGATGTCCTTGGCGATAATGGTGTACTCTGTACCGTTAGGGTGTTTAACGATGTCGTTCACCGCAGGGTAAGAGAAATATACAGTAGAACCGTCAAACGTGTTGGTGTACATGGAAGCATTTGACAATGCTACAATCACATTTTGACCAGCGCCGCCTGAATCGGTAATCACAGAACCTACTTGGAAGTTGTTAAAAATCCAGTCCTGCTCGTAGTGAGCGAATGACGGGCCAGCAACAGGACTTCCAAGTCCCATTTCTTTCATCATCGCATAAAAGTTTTTCTGCATGTTGTGGCGCTGCATAAGCTGGCGACGCAATTGCGGATTATCGGCTGCGTACTGCAGCGCGGTGTATAACCCCTCACTCGAGGTGGCGTTAATAGCGGTAGGTGCCGCTGGATAATTGTATGCTGGTGTTGCCATTTTTTAAGTTTTTTAAAAGAGTAGTGAATAAATTATTGATAGCGTTCCAACAACTGTGCATCAAATGCCTCTTTCGAGGTTCTTCCTGGGTTCGGTGCTTCTTGCCCCCTGTTTACTGGTGTAGGATTGTTGTATTCAGCACGCACCTGCAATTCGCGTTGGCTTGCTGCATTTACAATCCAGTTCTGATAGTTTTGTATCACCAACAGGTTTTTGGCATATTGTTCAATTTGCTTTTGACCTTCTTCGGTAGCAGGGATATTCATTCCCTGTGACTGTACAAAGTTCTCTACCAGTCCTTTTAACGACGCCTTTGATTCTTCGCTCACATCAAAATCAGCAACTATGTTTTGTGCGCCATCTTTACCGTTCAGCGACAAACCTTTAAACGACACTCCGTTCAACACATTGTTGACAAGGGGTTTAAGTTTATCGATATGTTCGGCAGTTTTTTGCTGCAACTCCGCTTGTTCTTTTGCGGTATTATCAACAGGTGGCGCAGATACTTCCGCCTTATGGGTTTTCAAAAACTCCCTGTCACCCTGAGCATCTACTTTCAAGCGGATGTTTTCAGCGTTAATGGTAGCCTCATCGTACTCATCTGGATTGAGTTTGTAGCTGCTGTTTAAATAAATGCGCGCCTCATCCGCAGTTAAGCCGTTCTTTACTTGCAATGCCAGAATACGGGCATCCGTGGCAGACAAAGTATCCAAATCAGCCACCGCGTTAATCTTGGTGAAAGCCTGAATTTGGGTTTCTGTCGCGCCTGATTTGTAAAGGTCGTTTAACTTCTTTGTGTAATCGTTGGCAAAGGGGTTCGCGTCAACCTTAGCCTTTAGTTCAGCATTTTGTTGTTCAAGGGTTTTGTGCTGACTTTCAAAGTCTGCTGCCTTGTTTGCTTTCTCTAAAATAGCCGCAATCTCGTCCGGTGACTTAATAGCGCCGCCTGAAATCCTTTCAAGTTCTGCATTAAGGTCAAAAGCCGCAGGTTGCGCCGCAGGTGTATTTGTTGGTTCTGTTGTTGGTGTTTTGGGTGGCTCAGGAGTAGTTACAGGGGCTACTGGTGCCGCTGGCGCTGCGGGTGGTGGCGTATTATCCACTACGGGCGCAGGGGCTGCAACTGGTGCTGCTGGTGTTACTTTTCCTTCCAATATGTCAGCCATGTGGCTAACGGTGCTTTCGTCTTGTACTTCTGGCATAAAATTGTTTTTTAAGTGTGCGTTTTGTGTGGGAGTAAAATTATGGTATAAGTTTGCAACATTCATATGCAACCCCTATCTTCGAGAATACTTTTAACACACAATAGAATACATGAGCAAGGTAAAAAAAGAACAAATCGCCCTTCTGCCAGAAGAAAGCGACCGATTAGACAAGGAGGCTAAGAAACAGAGCCGAACAAAATCAAACTTAGGCAGGCTATACATATTGGCTGGGCTTAGACAAGACGAACAAAAAGCAAAAGAAAATTTAAACAGTTAACATGGAAGAACAAAAAACATTCACTTTAAAGGGTAATCGAGTTTTGATAAATGTGCCAGAACCGACCAACCAAACACCTGGGGGCATCTTCATCCCACAGACCGCACAAAAACCAAGAAACATTGGCAGTGTTGTTGCAGTAGGTGATACTGCCGACCAATCGCTATTGGACAAGGAAATCATGTTCCACATTCAGTCGGCACAATCATTTGAATACAACGGTGTCAATTTAAAGTTGATATTTGCCACCGATATCATCGCAATTCTATAAACAAACATAAATCATGGCAAAGACAGCAAAAAAACCAGCAGCAGAGAAAGCGCCTAAAGCAGACGTTACTCCCAAAGAACCAACCACACCTACTGAGGTTCGCCCAGCACCGCCCGTAGAGAACGTGGTTGCACCACAACCTACTACAGAACCAGATGGCGTTACTCCCGTTAAGGAAGCGGAAGTACACACAGACGTGAAAACCGATGAAGGTGGTGAGCACCCCGACAATGGCACTCATCCGCATGATGGCGATGCCTTAAACCAAAACCAGCACATCGTACCAACGTTTGCTGAGGACTTGGCACCGCGCAAGGATGAGAGTAAGCCTACTGGCGAAAAGAAACAAGAAGCGATTGACCACGCCATTAAAAATCCTAATGGTATCGGCAATGAATGGCCGAGGTAATCTTATTTGACTGGAAAAAGGAAAGGGGCTTGTTTAGAGCCCCTTTTTTGTTGTTATGCAGATTGTTTCTGAGGGTTGAGTGCCGCTTGCAATCGTATTGCGGCAAGTTGATTCTGCCCTCTGATAATTTCAAGTTGTAATTGGCTTTGTGCCTGATGCTGTAATTTTTGAGCATCTAACTGGCTATCCACCTGACCTTGCACCTGTATGTTTTGCGCATCAATCTGACCTTTTTGTTGTGCAGATTGCTGTTGCACCTGCGCATTTGACTGAATAGCTTGTTGAGCCTCTTGTTGCTGAGCCTGTTGACGCTTTTCAATAGCAAAGGCAGTATACAATTGGGCTTGTTTAATCTTTCCTGATTTAATCATTTCGTAGATGCACAAATAATCGCTTTCATTGAGAGACTGTTGCCCACCTTGGCGCGCTGCGCTTTTCATGTTCTGCAAATCAGCCAATAATTGGTCTGCTTCGGCCTCATTATTCGTAATTTTTATGGTTAAATCAAAATCTCGTTCACTCATCTTACTGCCAATCTTCACAATTTGCAATGACCGCGTAATCGACAATTGCTTTTTTTGTTCTTCGGGTAGGTAGGTAGCCACTATTTGCCACTTTTTAGCCGCTACGCGCCACGGTTGCTCTGTGATATACTCATTTGCCTTAATGATTGGTGTTAAGGCGTTCTGTGCCCCCTGTATCAGTAAATTCGATACTCCCAAACCTGTTTGGCGTTGTGGGGTCTGCGCAGCGAATACGTCATTGATACCCGTTACCTTTTCAATCATCTCAATGGATTTACCCATATCTTCCCACCATGCCTGAATAATGGACATTAAGTCGGTGCCGATAGGTTTAACTGCTTGCCCATTGTTGACTTGGTTGCCCCACTGGTTCTTGCTATCCGTAATCAGAAAGCCCTCATCGGATAACAGGCGCATTAAGGCTTGCGGTTTGTACTTCACCCCATCTATCTGCATACCCTCCAAAGCCGAACGGTCGATTTGAATATTCGGTGGCGCAGGCATCTTCATACGGGCTACCCTTAGCTTGTAGTTGGTTAAGTTGGCATCATCCACAAAACCTATACAGCGTTCCACCAATGATGATGTGCCGGTGCGTACAAAGCGATAAGGGAATATGGGTGTTTTGTTACCGTAGATATCGGTTTCGTGGGTAATGTCATTATCCTCGCCATAGTCAAAAGTAAATCCCGAGCCGATAATCATTTTGGCTTTGTAAATGGTCATGTGGCTGTACTTATCCAGCGTCTTCCCATCGGCATTTTTAACCTTGGACAGGTCATAGGCATCATCTACCAAGTTCACCACAATACGCGTATCCTTTTTACGGGTAACAGACGTCACATTCACGTTCTTTTTACCTACCCAACGGCAATCGGCTACATCCACCTCTATTTGGTGCCACATGTTCATCCCGAACTGCCCTGTATTGCGGTAGGTTTGCATATCGGCATACATGTTCGGCATATTACCAACCATTCCCTCATTACTGTATTGACGAGCTATTTTTATCGCCTCTGCTTCGGTAATTTTGGTTTCTGCCAATAACCTTGCGATGCTGTAGCGTTTAACTTCCCCTGCCCAAGTAATATCATGGTAATCATCATAGATAGACCATGGCATCATTGCACGATAAGGGTCAACATAATCCTCCATAACAATGGAAGTATTGGGATTAGTGTAAACACGCTTAGCGGCACGCCCAATAGTCAGCAAGTCATCTTTGATAAGGTCGGCTATGGCGTCTGATGAACTTTCGTACATCGTTTTATCCAGTAGGTTTTGCATGGCGGCTTCTTCTTCCAAAAAGAATACACCCACTTGCGCAGCTACGTCCACTTGCTCGGGACTGCTGAATTTCATACCTCCCGGCATTTGCGCTGGTTCCTGGTCTTGCAAGACAGGTTGCCCTGTAGTTTGGTTGATATCTTGTTTAACTTGCTCTAAGCGCGGGTCGGCCAATATCTTTGCCATTGCCGCCATGGTTTGCTTGTCGACTAATGATTGATAATCGATAGCCTGAATATCCACATCGTAGTTTAGCTTTTGCAGGTAGCCCTTAACCACATCTATCTTTTGTGGCAGAATTTGCAACGGGTCCCAAGAAATGTTAATGGTGGTTTTATTACGCCTGCCATTATGGTCGCATCCCACCAGCAGGTCTTTGTACTTGTTAACGCTGTTTTTACCGCGCCTGTATGCCCTTAATTCTGGTATCGACCTTTGTTCGCCCCAAATATCATAGGGTATCCCACATCTATTGTTGAAGTATCTTGACAGGATTGCGTTTACACAAGCCTGAAAGTATTCGGGAGTGTTTTTTTGAGTTTGGTCAATATCTTCACTTGGAAATGGGTATTGTGACTTCCCCTGATATTGCGATGCGAATTTAATGGTCTCCATTTTCAAAACGGGATTATTTTTCGATAAAGCTAATTTATTATTTTCAATAATTAAAAACTACACAGATTGCATGACGAACCACTCTGCCTCTTTGGATGTTTCTTCGTGGGTCGGCAACCTACTAAATTTCTTTTCACAGGCGATTAAACACCATCCCATGGCGCAAAGTAGGTCAAATTTCGTTCTGTTCTTTTTATTCCCCTCCAATAACTGTAATATGATGCGTTTATGCTTCAAAGCGTTGCTGTACATCATCACATAGTGGGCAATTGCCATGAAATACTGGTCAATGGTGTCGGTAGTAGCGGGAGTGCCAATCTGGTTGGTCGTAGAATACCTTGACTTTTCATCCATAGTACTTTCGGGACGTGCCATTAAAAACTCTGCATATCCTCGTTGCCTAAAGTGTTTTTTGATGGCTTGCTTATTGTTTTCCACATTCATCTGTGTGCCATAGTAAACGTGCATCATCAGCATATCCTCAAAAAATACATCGGGGTCATCCTCACGGCAAAGGTAATCACATACTGGCTGCTTAGAACGCCATTCCCAGCCCCAATCTATAGGTGCACCGTCTTGTATTTTAGCGCCATCCTCATTGTCGTCAAACAATCGCATGATAACACCCGCACCTTTAGACGCTCTCGCTTGGTCAACTACTGAATCGTGCTCATAAGGGTCACAACCACCCCTAAACTTATGAAGATTACCGGGATATCGTTGACCGCCTGAGTTTATGACATTGTTATCCTCTCCGTCTTTGAGCAATTGTGATACTTCAAACTTACCATTCTCATCTTCCAAAAATATCACACGACTATCAGGGGTACCACCTGACCAAATGAAGTTACCGCGCACCGTCCATTCCTTTTCTTCAAAGCCATAGGATGCCGGGAAGTTCAGGCGCTTTAGAATATCGGTTAGTCGCTCGATATTAAATGCAGATTGTGAACCCGAGGGTGTTAAAGCATCTTCAATCGTGCGTGGCGTCTTACGCAGCAAGTCCGTAATCATGGTGAATTTCTTGCGCTTCTTTAAGTTTTCGATTTGGTTCTCCAAAAACTCTTTTGCCGCTTCTTTCATCGGGAAGCCAAACTCATCTTCTTCCGCTGCATCTTCGTAGGAGATAAAGATGGCATATAGCCCTGTTACCGTTCTACCGTTCTCATCACGCTCATCGGGGTTACTGTCTTTGTAAAACTCGCCCACTTCTTCAATCTGTTCGTCGTTTACTTCCTCAATAGTAGTTTCACCCCACCCCTTACCGACAATAAGTGCCCCGTGGTTATAGTGCATACAGGGTTTTACTTTATCCCAATTCTTTACCAAACTCATTTTTTCCAGTTTCCCAGCCTCGTTGATAATCCAGCGGTTCAATTCAACCCTATCATAAGCGCCAGCGATAGACGCCTGAAAATCTATCCATGAGTTCATCTCAATCTCAGAGTACACCACTTCTTCTTCTTCGACGCTTGCAGCACGTTCCCGCACCTTTTTATCGGTGTTTACCGAAGATGGGTACATATACTCCAACTTATCCTTTGGCATTTCAGAGCCGCGGTGTACGGGCTTCATAAACCATATGAGGTGCTTGTTAGCAAAGGCAATACGGTCAAAGTTTTCGGCAGCGGCGTCATCATTTTTGGACTGCATACCACCACGGGTATTCCTTACCCTGCTAATAAATTCCAGCATTAAACCCAAGGTGAACTCAGTTTTACCGATACGCCGTGGCCCGACAAGGAAAGCGCCGTAGCTGTTAATGTCGCGCACCACCATGTCCCAAAACAAAAAAATCAGACACTGAATGTATCTGAAACCAGGCTGGCTACTATTACTCATCATTGTCCAGTAGTTCAAGAACCAGTAATAGGGGCCGGTGATGTAGATGGGCTTGCCGTTTATCAAAATCCAAATACCGTTATAGCGTTTGTGGTATTCGCCTTTGATAAATTCCTGTTCTTCGGGGGTGATTTGGCTTTTGTACTTGCGGAGAGACTTTGGTATTTCTGTTTTGCGAAATTTTTGTTCTGCTGAGGGTAATCCGTAGTTCACCATTTCTGATTTTGGTGGCATGACAGGCAGCGGGATAGTGTACTTATCCAGTTTGATATAGCCTGATGGCTTGCTGTAATCAAGGTTATATAGTTTTCCCATTATACCACCGATTTCATTTGGGCGTACATTTCTGCGGGTTGCAATAGCTTCGCCAACTGTTTCCTAATTTTGTTTCGGGTTGGGATATCGGTGAACACCTGCGCTTCATACTCCACGAGGTCATTGTAAATGGTTTTAAGCTGGTTGTCCAACGTTGCCCGTTTGGTCATATCCGCAACCATCTGCACCATATCCTTGCTCACGGGTGCCGCGCGAAGCGATATACTGATGTAGTGGAACATTCTTAGCTTGTTAGACCACATGACGTAGGCAAGGTTATCGCAAAGCATGAAAAACCTGTTCACCATGTTCTCGTACACCGAATTAGTGCCCATGGATAGTTCTGCCAGTAACTTGTTGTCTTTTATTTTAAGGAACTCGAATATCTTTAGGAGGCGCTTCTCGTAGTCTTCCCGCTCCAACTTCACAAAGGGGCTATTCTCATCCGTGGCAAACATGGCGATACGTAATAGGTTATCGTAATCCACATGAGCGAACTCATCGTACTCCGCCAAGTCGGGGTATTTTTCAATCACTGGCGTTTTAGGGGACAGGTCGGCTATCTGGTAACGCATCTTTGCGGTATCTATCATGCCGCATCCTCCAATACCGCCAAAATGTATTTCTGATAAACGACCTCAACATTCTTAATATCCCCGCCGTGCAGGTCATAAGCCATCTTGTAACCGAAGCGTTTGTCCACTAAGATGCGGTCGCCAACCCTTAAACCCATATCGCCCGTGTCTCCGCCATCCAAATAAGCCCGTACAGGCGACGATAATGCCAAAATGGTACCAATATTCGATTCATAACCTTTAACGTTCTGTACGACAGTTAAACCACTGTCTGTGGTATATTCTGATGCCAGTTGGTCTCGCTTAAAGAACACATAGCCGTTTACGGGGATTATTTCGCCATCTTTTTGGTAGCCAAATACCATATCCATTGAGATAAGGAGACAGTACCCATATTCTTCGGTTTCCACCACCCGATATTCTTCCTGTGCTGAGAGTTGAACGTTGTAGTTGTAGTAAATCTTATCGCCAACATTGTATGGGTGGTCACAGTCCACCTGTAGTGATGCCTGTATCTGCGAGGCCAACTCAGGCTGGCTCATTTCAGCATCTTTATCGCAGAAAAATGTGGTTTTTGGCTTTTTGATGACGGTGCCACTGATGGAGAAGTGGTTTACCGCGTGTTCATCGAAGGAGATAAGTTGAATTTCTACTTTTTTACCTTCGGGGCCGTCAAGGACGATGAGGTCATAGTTAGGACTTGCTTTTACCAGTAATTTGTTAGAGACCACTTCAAATGTGGCAAGATTTACCTTTTCGATTAACATACTTTGTGCTTTTGTGTACAACAAATATATCATTAAGTAAATTAATTCTACAAGTTTGTATATTTGGCATCAACGGGCAAGGCAATGTCGCCCCACCGAAATCATCATATCATGGGCTTATTAAGCGTAACTCTGCTGGCTATCGACGGGTCAGCAAACACCACCACAATTTATTTAAATCCGGATTATATTATCCGTGTTCGTCCAGCCAGCGCGACTGAGATTACAAATTTTCCAACGGCGTTAACGAGTATTACCATCAAGGATTTAACCTATCAAAGTCCTGTTGAACGCAAATACTTAACAGCGACTGCTACGGCAACGGTAGCATCAGCCATAGCATCGGCTCAGTCTGGCGTATTAGGTTCTGGCGTATCAGGTCAAACTACTTTGGTTGCCGGTACCAAAGCAATCACCATTACTGGCTTAACTACTTCAAGTTTGGCTTTTGTGCAATTGGTAACACCTAACACCGCTTCTTCTACCATTCAGTACAAGGCGGTATGTACTGCAAACACGTTAACAATTACAGCACTTGTGGCTGCAGGAACTATCAACGCATCTGATGTTTCTACTGTTAACTACGCAATTTTAGGCTAAATCGGTTAACCACCAAAAAGAGAAGCCCTGCTGATTATAGCGGGGCTTTTTTATTCCACTTGTTCATATCATCTCTGAGTTTATCCATAAGCTCTTTATTTTTCCTCTCTGGCTCGTTCAGCCAATACTCAATCTTATCGGCGTTCGATAAAAGTTCTGTCAGGCTGTTATTGGGCAACGTCTGTGCCGCCTGTAACGCTATCAAGTGATAGTTGGGGCGCTCTTTCTCTGTTTTAAAAACAAATGGTTGCCTTTTCATGTCATCAATAAGGATTTTTGCATCTTCGTCTGTCATCTTAAAATAGTTTTAATTGTTGATTATTCATATTTTCTTTCGCTATGCACGCCAAGATAACGCGCTCCAAGGTCTTTAGCCCGTGTTTACGGGCGTAGGCTAATTCGGCGTATTTGATGTCGAGGTAGGTCATATCAAAATAATAAGCCTTGGTTTAAAACTGGCTGTATCCGTTTGTTTGCAATGGCTAAATACTCAGCGCTCATTTCACTCCCAATAAATAACCTGTCGGTTCTCAGTGCCATTAAGGCAGTAGTGCCACTTCCCATAAAAGGGTCATAGATTATACCCCCCTTAGGACATCCTGCCAATACTGGCTTTTTTAGAAGTTCGTCGTTATACTGTGCATAATGGTCGGCACTTGATGGCTTAGTGGGTATATCCCAAAAATCTGATATGGTGCCGGGATTTTTAATAGCATAGTTGTTTTCTTTTAACCCACCCATTTTTGTGCGCCCGGGCGTATTGTTTAGACGGGTGGTGTCCCTGTCGCGGATATTAAAATCAATTGTTTTAGTTTTATCCTTTACTGATTCTAAGTCAAAATAATAATCGGTTGATTTTGTCATGAAGAAAAAATATTCATGTTTCTTGCTGAACCTATCTGTTACACTTTCGGGCATTCCATTCCGTTTTGCCCAAACAATGTCATTCCGTACAACCCATCCACGATCTATACAGCCTATTGCAAAACGATGCGGTAAAAGCAAAAGGCACTTATGAAGTGATTTTGGTTGTTTTATTGGTGTTTCAAAAGCACCGTATTTACTTTCCTTACTTTCAAAATTATCTTGTGCTAAAGCCATCCCTCCGGATTGTGTGCCATAAGTATCGCCAAGATTTATCCAACATGTGCCACTTGGTTTAAGTGCCAAATAAATTAAATCCATCATCTCCCAAAGGTGTTCAAGGTATAATTGGAATGTTGGCTCTAACCCCCATTGCCCGTCATAGCCGTAGTCTCTAAGTTGCCAGTAAGGCGGCGAAGTGATTACACAATCAATACTATTTGGCTCGAAACGTTTTAGTGTTTCTAAGCAAGGTTCATTGTAAATCTTATTTGTTTCCATCTATCATTTGTTGTGTAAAGCAGTAAATTTTTGAATAGTCGTTGGTGAATTTGTTAAAATCGAAAGTATGTTGCTCTTTTAACTCGTTTATAATCGTTAGAAAACTCTACTCCGGGATTATTGTCATCAATATACATTTTTACCGCTGAGATAAAATCTTCTTGTTTATTTGACGGTATTGAATCTATAGAGATATGATGCCCTATTTCGAGTTTGTCAAGGTGATTTTTAACCTTATCGTAAAATTTATGTGTCATGTCTTAAAATGGTAAAGGGTCTGAATCGTCGTCATCATCAAAACTTATCTTAATCTCTTTGGTAGGGTGCACTAATGGCATTTCTAATTGTTCTGTCACAACCTTTTCTTCCAGCCAGTTTGAGTTATCCCAATCACCATTCAGATTGTTAAACCTTGAATTGTTAATGTTGTACTTAACCTCTACGGTACCGACTGAACCTAAATGATTATATTTTATTTTCTGTACGTGGATTTCATTATTGCCCGTTTTAAAGTTTCGGTAAAATGAAATACCTAAATCAACCTTATTGTACCAGTTGGATGAGCCACTAATATCATAAAGGGTCGGCACCTCAAACAACTTCGTGCGCAAGTCTTTCTTGATTTTAGTTGGGTGTGCAACTATGATTGTGAAAACATCATTCCTTTGGTCAAATTTAATTATTTGGTCAATCTGCTTAGAAATATAGTTTGTTTCACTTTCCCCTTTCTCCAATAGGTGTTCTAACTTATTCCACGGGTCAATAAGTAGTCCCCTGATACCTTTGCGAACCACCAAATCCTTAGCTATTTGCAAAATATTTGAAACGCTTAGGTTTTCATCGGATGGTTCAATAAAAAAGAAGTGCTCATTGATAAATGATTTTACTTTTTCAATCTCCCCGTTGCTGTAACTATTGCCGCGCCTAAGGTGCTTCCCAAGCAAACATTCACATATTTTGGCGATGAATAATGCCATAGGCTTATGCTCGGGGGAGAATAATCCCCACTTCCACTTATACTTAACAGATAGTGCACACATTATTTGAAGAGCGAATGGGCTTTTACCGTGATTTGGAATACCTGTAAGCGCCATAAGCTGTCCCGGTAATATAGAAACAATCTCATCAAACTCGTCAAGCACGCCAGTGGTGTAACCCCGACTAAGTCCATTTTGGAGATAGTTATCTAATTCATCCCATAGCATATCTGCAGTAACGATGCCATCAATTGGGAACTCTATCAGGTTTTCTGTAACGAGAACATCTTTAAGTGTTGCACCATGGGCTTTCAGATAGTCATTAGCATCCTTGTACTCACCAAAGTTTACCTTAAAGCATCTTTCATGCCCCAAACGCCTTGCTAATTCTTCTCTAAGCGCTAAACCTGGTTCATCATTATCTGTGGCGAGGATTATTTTGGTTTTGTTTTGAAAGTAATCAATACAGTTGTCGAGATATTCTAAATTTAAACCCCCTTTAGATGCACCGTTAGGTACGCTGACAACTTCTTTAACGCCAGCCTCCCAAAAGGCCAATTTATCCATCTCACCCTCTACAACGACACACCATGTGCTGTCTTTGATGTCATCCAATCCATAAAAAATCAATTCGGCGTTCTTTACCATTCTGAAATTTTTATCGGAATCTCGGTACTTGACGTTTATCAACTCCCCATTTCTTAAATAATTGAAGTCTATGGCATTCCTTTCGGCGTTAACCTGTGGAAAGAATTGTTTTGAGCAGGTTATCCTGCAGTCGATAAGTGTTTGCTGGCTCAGTTGTCGCTTATCCCAAAACCATTTCACAATGGCGTCATTCAATTCTGTGCGGTTATGGAAAACTGGTTTGAAATATTCTTTCTGCTTTGGTTCATACTGTGCTTTCAAAACTCGGCCTGTATTGTCGCAACCCGGATTATGGCAATAATACACACCAGTGTCTATGTTCACATTTAAACATGGCTCATTTTTCTTTTTGCGGGTGTGGGAGCATTTTGGGCATAAAACCTTTTCGCTACCTGAGTTTCTTTTTACAATTATGCCTATGGCGGCTAATAAATCTTTTGTCATGTTATTGGTTTAGGTAGCGTTCAACTATTTTTTCTCGCAAAATGTATTCAGGTGTGAGGTATTGGTTTTGGGTGCTAATATGGTATTCATCACGAATAGCCCTGTTTAAAACTACAATCAAGTCTTTGGAAGCATATTTTTTTAATCTTGCGTTTAATGCCGAGCATGTTGCATCCGTTACGGTATAAGTAGATTTTTTGCCAGTTCGTGTTTTACGTAAAGAGTTAAACTTTTCTATAAACAGTCGGCATTTTTCTTTTGAAGATAAAGCGCCATCCGTCGATGTTGGCGTAGACAACTCGACAATAGTATCTTTAGATACTTCTTCTCTTATCTTCTCTTCTTTACTCTTCTTTATATTGGTTATGTTTGGGTTTTGTAAAAATAACCCATTCGGTTTTTCTTCGGTTATTTCCTTACGTGGACGACCACCAAGCGACCCGTTGTTCCTGTTTATTGCCTTTTGAACCTCCTTGCTTTGCATCTGCTCATTTAAGAATGATATGGAGATATTGTTGCCGATTATTTTTATACAGTTGCAGTTAATTAACTCATCTATACCATCGGCTACAGACCTGAATTTCTTTTTAACGTTATCCAGTGTAACGTCGCAATCTTTTGACCAGTAATAGGCGCAAATGTTGATGAATATTCCCTGCAGTTCAAATGTTTCTAAAGTAATATCCCCATTAGACCAATCGCCAATGTAAAACTTAAAGTATGGTATTTCTTTAGCCATTTTAAAATGATTTTAAAATTGAATTATATCTATCAATGGCAGACTTTAAAAAACAAACCTTCATTTCTACAGGGACTTTTCCAAAGGTTGTTTTCTCATAAAATGCTATTCCTAATTTACCATCTATTTTAATATAGACCTCAAAATCATATTGGTGTGAAACCTTTTCGATATGTAAAACTGTGCCCTTATATTCATTTATGATATTATGAATTATTGCATGGCAGTATTTACAAACCGTTTTTAATTCAATTGGGTCTATGTCCCAAGGATTACCTTTATACGAATCATGGTGAACGTGTAAAGTGCTTTCACCATCATCACACAGTCTACACTTGAAACTATCCCTTTGTAATATCTCTAATCTTTTCTTCTGCCACCGCGGGTCAAGAAGTTTGTCTGAGTAGTTTTTATTGCTCATTTTGTTTACAGGTTGAAAAAGTTTATAGCCAAAAAAATCATTTGGCGTGGATTAAAATAGTGCCGTTTACCTCAGTCGCATGAATTTCTTTTGTTTCAATCTGCTTATCGATTGTAGGCCGACTGATATTGTACGCACGGGCATACTCTGACTTTGTATAAGTCTTTTTTGGGTTGATGGTAACTTCCTTGTCTTGTATCATGGTTCAAATATAGTTTATTTTTACAACTTGTCAAATTTTATTTCAAAAAAAACACCGGGTTACGACGCCCGGTGTTATGCCAAAATACGAACCGCCGAGGTGGCGACCGAATAGGTGACAAAGGTAGTGATTATTCTACAAAAGAAGCTAACGAATGAACTATGCCCCTAAATAAATAATCTTTTGCTTGTTGCTCGGCTGGTAATTGGTCGTAAGGCACAAAACACGGATGCTCTTTTTTATCGGCATCCTTTACCGGACCATACTTCCAACCCGTTTCCTCTTTTTCCTTTAGCCAACTGTTGTGGCTATCATCGGTACCAGCATCGGGGTTGTTCAAATGGAAGTCAATGCCTTTTAACGCCGAATCTTTCTGCCATTGTGGTGCGCTTGCCCAAGTTGGTTGTGAATTGTCGCCCTGCGTCTCGCAAAGGGCTTTGTTTGCCTCATGGCAAATCTGTGCTACTGCTTCTCTTGTCATTTTTTAAAAGTTATTATTGTTAAAATAAAAATTCAGTGTACCTAAACCCTTGAAAACCCTTCATAGGTATTTCAAATGGTGCTTTTACGCATTGTCCAGTCATTATAACCATGTTTCGGTTTTTATAACTCCGTTCAACGCCACCATCAGAGAACTTGCCTGTATGGTTTTTTACATAGCGAGTAACAGTTAAGCGATATTGAACTTTTCCATCCCAAACAAGATAGCAAAACTCTACCTCTTTGGCTGGAACTCCACTGCCACAAAACTGCATCCATTGATATGAGCCGTCATCTGTGCGTTCTAAAGCCTTAATTACCGCTTCTCTACCGCCTGGATACATTTTATTCATAAAATCTTGCCCGAGGGTCAATACTATGGCGTCTCTTTGCATGACTACAGTGGCAAATCGTCGTCGTCATCCTCTGGCGAGAATAAGTCATCAGCCAAACTGGTGTCATCGTCCATCGGCAACACCTTGGCACCGCCCTCAGCAAACTCACCAGCTTCGTTGTTCTCCTCAATTTGCTCATCCAAGTCCAGCTTGCGCTGCAGGATGTTGTAGTCGCTGGCGTGAAGGTCTTCTACTTTAACGACCTCACCCGTCTCTTTCAGGCGGTACTCGCGCTTCTTCGTCTCGAAGTTGGCGTATAACTCGCAAGCCTTATCCACGGTGGCGTACTTGTTGTTGATGTGACCCGAGAGCAGGGTGATCTGCGCAGCCTCTTTGTCGATTTTGTTCTTAAACTCGGCGGCGTTGGTTTTCTTCTCGGCTTCCAGCTTGGCTTTGGTGGATACACACTCGGCTATCTCGTTGGACTTTTCAAGGAGTTCCGTGTTGCTAAACTCGTGGCGGACTGGCACGATGACCATCGATGAAAGTAAGTGCTCTTGGTTTTCGGTAGGCTCTACTGCCTGTTCTTTTGGTGTTTTTGACATAAATTGTTGTTTTTAAATTATTGATTTGTGTTAATTATTTTAATTGTTCAAACTCTTTTTTGGGTTCGTTGTACCAGTTAGACCTTTTAGCCATAGTCTTATCGAAGTTTTCAAGGCACCCAACAAGATACTCTGCTAAAATGAAATCAGGTGTGCTACTCCCACTCTCTAATGAATATCTGTTTAACAATGCCGAAAGGGCTATTGTAAATGGCGTTTTAGGATTTATCATTTGTAAAAAATGTTATTTAAATCGTTGATTATAGGTTCGTCTTTATATTCTTCTTGCAGATTTTTTGCCAACTCAGGCTCATTCTTTTCAATACACGGCATACACATCCATTCGGGTTTTAAGGTTCCTATTTCTCCCGTTCTGTGAAGCATAATTTCGTTTACGCTTTTGTTACACTTTACGCATTTCATAATTATTTAGTTTTAAAGTTAAGTTCAATATTTTGGTCTGGCAACGGCAACTCTATCATACAGAAATCCCTTGCGAACATTCGCACGTTTTCGGTAAACTCCATCGCCTCAATGGTATTCATATCCCTTGTGTCCTGTATCGTGTAAGCAATCTCACCGCTTTCTACGTCGGCTATAGGATGTCCCTCTTTATCCAGCAATGGCTTTTTAGCATACATTGCCTTTAAGGTCATTTTTACGCTCTCTAATGAATTTCCAGTTTCATCTGCTATCATTTGTAGGCACATGTGTAAATAGCTATTCTGCGCCAAGCTACGTGGCCTCCTGCGGCTTTTAATCTCCACTGTGACACGACTTCCGTCCTTATAAGCCAGCATAAGTTCTTTGTAGACGTATGCCTCGTTGATAAAATGCAGAGTGGCGTCGTGGGCGGTGTGGACTATTGTGGCGTCAAATGTTCTTACTGACATACGAAATAGGTAATTATGATTAGCACTAACTGATGAAGAAACTGGTCAATGCCAAACAATGTCCAGTGATAGTACGAAGCGGTGTCTTGAAAAACAGGAAACCACTTATTCATTCTTCCTTTCCACACATCAATTAAAAAGTGCGTAATAAACTCGAAAATAACGATCACCAATAGTAAATGTGATGGATACATAAACGGCATTAATATTACCCATACCATCATAGCATGCACCAATGCGTGGATTGCAATTGGGCGTAGTGGGTAACCAAAATGCTTTGCCTTTAGCATGTATGGGCGTGAAAGCCACGTATAGTCGGCAAACAGGTGCCCGACGTTTAGGGCGATAAGTATTATCAGTGATTTACTATTCATTTTTTCGTATTGGCTTTAATTAATTTCTCTTTATCCTCGGCAAACACCTTCTCCCGCGCGGCGATGTAAGCGGCTACGGGGTCGGGCTTTGGCGGTGATTTTGGTTTGTTTTTAAACTGCATAGGTCTTGAATAAACTCTTTAATATCGGTACACCTATTTTCCAAAACCGTTAAGTCGTCGCCAGTTGGTTTGTTGGTTTTAATGTGCCATGTAATGTTACCTAAATACCTATCGTACTTGAAGCGTAACTTTTCAATCTTTTCGTCAGTTGTCATAATCTCCAAATTAAATACCACTTGCCGTCCGTAACATCTCTCATCACATTGATGATGTGAAAGGCGAAGTCGTTCCCGACAAAATCCTTTAGTTCGTCGATGGTTTTGAATGTTGCGTAGTCTATCATGGCTAATCGCAGTAAAATAAATGCCAGTCTTCAACTATTTCGCCATTGTGATACGACAGAATAGGGTTGATACTGATAATGTCGCCGCAGCGGATGTTTAAGTTGGCCCAGTCGAGCAACTCTTGCTCACTGGTGAAATGTTTGCTTAGTAACATTGATTATCCTCCTATGATTTGTGTGGTACCATCGTCGCACAGAATGTACCGTGTGCCATTATCTACTTCTTTAATGTAACCATACTTAACGGTTCCGTCAGGGTAATCTAAGGTAACTCTTGTGCCCTCAGTCATTAATGGTTCGTTTTGGTTTTCGTTCATTGTGCTTTTGTGTTTTATGGGTTAAAAAAATCTTTCAATATAGCTTACCACGAATACATTAAATCCGCAGAACTGTAAAGCGAACTCAAAGTGCTCAGGTAGTTTAATCTTCATTGCACTACAAATCTCCTCAGCGTATCCACGGGGCATCATATGCTCCCTAAACTCGTTGTAAACGTGGGGCATCATGTTATAGTCAACCACCAGTGTTATCATTTGCCCCTGAATAGTGATACTCCTGTAGAAGCCGGTTTCAAGGCGACCATACTCTACGCCCCGAATAGCTTCGTATAACTTGTCGGTTAGTGGTTTGATTTTTACTTTTTCTTCATTCATCGTATTTTGGGTTTATGTTATTGAATATCTCTATAGGTTTTCCCTGTTACAATACCCTTTACACACGTATTGTTAATGCCAATCATACCGGCAACTATGGTATAAGTATGACCTAAAGAATAAAGGGTTCTTATTTTTTTTACCGTTTCATCTGAAAGTTTTCTTTGCGAAACTTGGGGGCAATACACTTGCCTTCGGTCATTCTTTTCTTTTATGGCTAATAAGGCAGCTTCTTTAGAAAATAAATCCTTTCGCATCCAAACTATGTCCCTTCTTTTTTGAGTAAACTCAAACAATCGTTTTCTTGAAGAACACTCATGTATTATTTCAGCATCAAAGTTCAAAACAACATACTCAGTAGGGACGTGTCCAAGATTATTTTCCTGTGCGTGTTTAATATTTTCATCCCCCGTACACCACTCTAAATTCTCCACACGATTATCGGTTTTGATGCCGTTTTTGTGGTTTACCTGCGGCTTATTCTCGGGGTTAGGGATGAATGCGGTGGCAACCAATCTGTGAACAGAATAAGAACCAATATTTCCAAGAGTGATTTTATAATATCCCTTGTTTGATATGCTCGGTATCCTAACCGTCCCTTTTTTTGAGTTTAAAACTGTACCTGTGTCAGTTATTATGTAATGGCTATTATTTATTTTTCGTTTGTTCATTACTTCTTCTCTAAAATACCTGTTAACTTCTTATCAAAATATACCCTGAAATTACTATCGCCATTGTTGTCAAACGTTAACTGCGCGATAATCTTCCTTATTCTATCCTTATCGTTCCCCTTGAAGAAGAACTTAGGATGAACCATAAACGTTGCCTTGGTGGGTTTGCAAATTAGCAGACCCGCCTTATTCAATTCGCCCCACGCCTGTTTAACTGTTTGGTCGGCATACCTTACACGCTCATTAGTTATTTTGCTGATAAACTCATTAAAAATCTTTCTTGAACCAGCCGTATGATAAACAATATTCGTATCAGTCATTTCCTCAGTCAGCCAGTCCATCAAATTCCTTGCACACGGGCTTAATCCAGCCAAAAGGTATAAACAGTTATGGAAGCGCTTAGTATGGCTTAAAACAACCACCTCCTCATGCTCACCAGGCAACCTCATCTCCATTCCGCCATCTTCTTTTATTACCCATCCAGCATAGTAATTGATTATCAACGGTACGTTTTTATTATTCATCAGTATATTAGTTTTATAAACCATTAGTATCTACACAACAAACTTACGGTATATTTATTAAACTACCAAATATATATTTAAAAAGATACTAACTACTATTTGAGTATACCTACACGATACTGGTCAGTATTGTCCAGAGATACTGAAAAGTATTTAAACTACTGATTATCAATAATAGTTGTCCCTATAGACATTTTATTTATTTTAAAGAGTATACGCCTCAAGTCCATTTATCAAAAAATTTTATTATACCGTTTTTTAAACCACTGTTTTAGCATTATGTAGCGGAAGTGATGCAGTAACCGCCCAAAAGACGGGGGTGGGTCTTCCGGTTTTAAATCACGTTTACTCAAGGCGGGTACCCTCGGATAAAAAGTATTTCTCACCAGCGGCAAGCAGACCGGCAGAGACGCAACCAACACGCACACGCGCAAAGCTGTTTAGGCAATAGACGCTAAGCAGAGGGGCACAGCAAGGCTTATCAACCAACCTATACGCACAACCCATTTGCAAAAGCGGATAGTATTACGTTGCTTTGTATCGCACTACGACAAGCACTCTTGCAAAATACCTTTTTTAAGTTACATTTGATTTAAGGCTTGTTTTAGGCGATTTAAGACACTTTGTTTATGGGACAACACCAAGTATTAGATTTTCAAGAAGATTTAATAGACGAGGAATACAGGGCTCAGGGGGTAGTAACACTTGCCAATGGGACTGTTATGTCGCTTCATACATTGCTCATAATTACAAGTAAGCTAATCGGAACACCTCCAAGCAAGATCAATAAGCATATACCACCCGTAAAGAGTATAAGGGGTAGAACATGCTTTCAATTGTTGATAACGGTTAATTGCCGTCCTAACTGTACGGCTAACAAGCTAAAGAACTATGTGGGGAGTGATAGTAGGGTAATCAACAAGGTTATTGATCGGTTGTTATTATTAGGGTTTATCCAACACACGAGGCGACCGCGCAAGATGCCTATTGGTGCCTTTGTGATTGACGATACGTATAGGATAACCTCTAAAGGCCGTAGTGTATTACGCAAGATAACAGGCATGTAACCTGGTTTTCACATTATTGCAACAAACACAAGTACGATTTTCACCTTGATTATCAGCGTGTTATAAACTTTGTTGCATTATTTGCATTATTTTGTTGCATAATTAAAATATAGTTTGCACCTTTGTTATGTCGGAAGCAATAAGGCTAACGATTAAAAACATTCTCAAGATGAAAAAGCTAACCAAACAAGACGTACAAATTGAAGTAATTGCCGACTATGATACAATACCGGTTCGTGGCAATGCTATTGATAGCGGTGACGCTGAATACGATAAAGAAGTAGAGGACAAGATTATTAACGCCATTGATAATGGTGATGTATGGGCATGGGCAAGTGTAGAAGTAAAGGCCACTTACAAGGGTTTAACCGCTTCAACTTATTTAGGATGCTGTTCTTATGCCAGTGAAGAAGATTTCAAGTCAGACGGTTATTATGCGGATATGGTTAGCGAGGTTATAGAAGACCTGAATAGCCAGTTAAACGAACTGATTGAAGAACACGCATAACGCAGTTATTTACCACCAGCCAAATACGACACTTTAATAATTACGACAATGTTTAACGATATAAATTTCAACAAAGCTAAAGCGCACGAAGCAAATAACCAATGGTTTGAGGCTGCGCAGCTATGGCGTACAATGGGACGCAACGATGATTTTAACGCCTGTATGCTGTTACATAACGCTGTAAGCGCTGGCGATACCTATCGCAATAGGGTTGCTAACGAATTGGGAACAGAGCCCGACAAAGCAGAAAACCCGCATAAATGGGTAAAATGGTATGACGGAATGACTAAGATATACAACGAGGTATTCAAGAAATAACCAACAAGCCAAAATATTCACGAACTTCATAATTACGACAAAATGAAAATAGAATTATTAACTCCCGAACAACACGATCAATTATTAAACATACATAATTCATTCCCTGAATTAACCTTAGAAAATAAAGGCTATGAGGGCATCAATAGGCGCGAATTAAGTGACGAAGCAAAGGAAGCTGATAAGCAAGTTAATGCCATTTTAAAAGCTAACGTTTGCGGGTTTAGCTCATTCCAAAACTTCTGCCACACTAAAGACGGAGATATACGTATTCGTTTACAATACAATTGGGGTGCCGAAGATAATACCATGCCGTTTACAGGTGTTGGATATGTGTTACTATCTGAATTATTAAACGGATTTAACGAAACTACTATTAAATCTTAATACCATGTCAAAAGCTACAGAATATTACGAAAAACGTGTTAATAATATCAACACGATTAACGAGTGGATTTTAAAAGAAGGCTACGAAATTCACACTAACAGGGAGGGCGTTTTAACCTGCTTAGGCTTATACAAGCCAGCACCCACAAAGAACGATATACCCGAGTTTTTAAAGTACCTTAAACGTGGAGCACCCGCCGAGATAAATAATTACGTACAGGGCATGTATGATGCCTTAAACCTTTGCAAATAATATTACCATGATAACCACCATCAACAATAGCCACAGGATATTTTTAATATCAGGCGACCAAAATACAAGCTATGTATGTAATTTGGAAGATGTAGAAAGGATTGTTTTATCCTTTGATGACTTATCATCTGTAAAGTTTCAACACCGTTGGAACGGCTATTTTAAACACTGTTCTAAAAAATCAGTTATTGACATGCTTAAATCAATGAACCTTAATTATAAATTCTTATAACCATGCAAACCCTAAAACGCATCCTTGCAGCCCTTAGCCGATTTGCTAACAACTGCTAAAGAGAACCATAACCCTAACAACCCATAGCCAGCAACGGCATGGGTTTAAGGAGGTACAAAGCAAGCCGTAACTAAAGGCAATAGGTTATGTAAAAGAGTAAACAACGCATGGTAAGCCCAGCAACGTAAACCCCAAGATGCCTAAAGCGCATAGCCTATCAAACGGCATGCGCTTTAGGCAGTAGAAGCCCACAAGGTTTTTAGGCATCGCTGAAATTGCCTTAACGTTCAGCAAGGTTAACCCCGTATTAGCCGAGGGGACAGGCTAAAGGTCAAGCAAGATAGACCAAATTATCAAGCGTACTAAAGAAACGATATTCTTTCGCATTGCCGTAATTGCGTAACGGTAAGGTTAGCAAGTGATACCAAAAACTTGACGGTCGGGCAAACCGAATTTAACCCGCGTAGATACCTAAATTCCGCATAGCGGTGTATCCATCGAATAACTCTAAGGCTTGAAATAGTGCCACGAGCAAAATAAAACGTAGCAAAGTGTGTACTTTGCCTGACGAGTTGAAAACAACGAAACGTAAAAACAGCGGATAGGGTGTAAGCTGTATAAATAAGCCGACCTAAAGGCTATAAAGGTGCATGAGCCGTAGAATGGTGACTACCTATCCCATTTATTAAACTTAAAAATCAAACGTTATGAAATACTTTTTAATTCGGCTTACATACGGTCGCTGGGCTTCGGTATATGCATACAATTCTGATGATGCTATAATTGCATACCACCTACTGTTTGATAAGACCGACAAAGAAGATGTTTTATCGGCCTATGCGCCACTTATACAACCATAGCCAGCATACTCACGCTAAAGAGATAATAATCGCTCACAGAGCCTTAAAAATAGCCTAAAGATGAAAACAGATAAATATTACAAAGCGGTATGTATAGAAAAAACCGCTAAAGAGTTTGGTCAAATATTAGGACAAACAAAAACAGGCAATAAAAAAGGATTAAGTAAAGAAGATTTTGCCGAGGCTATGAATAATAGCACAGTTTACTCATTTGAAATTATAGAGTTTTAGTTATGAAGATATTTAAACAACAGCCAATAGATTTAATAAGGGTTAGGATTTACAAAGATAACGAACACGTTAAATATTTAAACCTCTGTGATACGACCGCTGACGAAGTTTTAGAAATGTGTAAGCAAGTTATTTTAAAACAAAACCTTTCTCCTTTTGCAACAGGCAAAAGAACGTCCATAGAGGTTAGGGAGGCTAAAGGGGCTAAGAATGGCAAAGCGCAATCTATACCATTTAAAGGGCTTGAAGTTGACGAAACCTATGAATTAATATTAAACGCCATAGAACAAGAAAGTAATCACTTTTCAGTAACACCCCCACCCGAAAGCAAGCGCAGAGAAACAGAATGTGAAGATATTGTAACAACCCTTAATAACGACATAGCCGCAAGCGGGTTGGATTTATCGTTTACATACTCAACAGATGGGTATTACCAAGCGATATGTTTTAATGATACTGTTTTGTGGAGTACGGATAATGACGAAAGAGATTTTGACGAAGATACCCAAGAATATATTCCGTTGCTTACTCATATCATCGCACAATATCAAGATATTTTTGGTGAGATGAGTAAGTTAAACGAACGTTTTTTAGAGCGATTGAGATGAACAAATACGCCGCCACCCCCTGCAACATCAAAATGGTGTTAATGGCTAAAGACGTTAACGTTGAAAAGGTCTGCACCAACCTTTGGGAAGTTTACACCTTTGAACGGGATATGCCCACTAAGTATAAACTGCAGTTCTCGGGCAAACCATATATTATAGCAACCTATTATTTAGACGCCATAAATTAAACAGTTATGAATATTCAAAGCATTAATGGTGATATTAAACTAATTGAACAAGCAATCGGCTTAATAGAAAAAACAGAAAATTACCTGCATTTTAGGAAAAGCCACTTAGTAATGGAATTGTGTGAGCAGGTAAACGTTTTAAAAGAAAAAAGAGATAGGCAGATACAGGTTATTAACCAGTTAACTTAAAATGGTATGCTAATTAACGGCAAAGAATTAAGTTCACATGATAATGGTAATATTATATACTATGATCACATTTTAATTAAATCTGTAAGCCACCCTAAACTAAATGAGTATAGCACTTTTGAACAATGGGTGGAGCACATAAACAACAATCCCGAATTTTGCGGATGCAAGTATCATTCTATAATGAAAGGGCATTGCAAGTGATTAAAAAAGAAAAATATATCATTCACTTTAGGGAAGAAAAAGCCTTGTTTTTTAAAGTGATAAAACAAAAACATTTTTACGCTGGGTTTACCTGCAAAATAAATAAACCCCAAACCCAACAACATGAAAAGCTTGATTAAAATATTGGAACAGTCGGTAAAAATACACGGCGCTAATACACCACTAAGCATAGGACACCTGCTGAACATAGCAAAGATGTGCGAACAAATGGAGGGCGACAGTCAAGACACCACCACAATTGAGCAGCAATATTTTGAAGAAACAACTAAATACGGCAGCTGATGAAACCCCAACAAAATCTAACCCAAATAGCCATAGGACACCTACACCCACGACGTGAAATTCGCTTTTGGCAAGCCTACCGCGGCGCCCTTTGCATTGACGAAAACAACTCAATCGCCATATTGAGGGCGAAGTATAAAGGAATGCCTAACATTACATTTAAATCTGTACGCTGATGAAAACCATTAAAATAAGGATACCCGACAATTTATCGGGCGAGAAAGAAGCGTTTGCAATTGGTAAACAACTGGCTAAAAAGTCTCTTAGTGGTGGCGGACAAAACAAAGATGTCAAACGCCTGGGTAATCAGATAGATGTTATTGATTTGCAAACTACCATTATAGTAGAAAGGTTCTCAACCGAGAAGCCTATAATCATGCAAACTTGTAACGTTTGTAACTGCGAATATCAATCTGATATGGCTAAACATTATTACCACAATTACGGCGGTAAAAGAGTTAAACGAAGCGTTTGCTCTGCCGATTGCGTTCAATTTATGGTAGATAACTTTGGTGCGAGGATACAAAAGTCAGCCTCGAAACTACCGCACCCAATTAATTATTTTAACAGATAACACCATGAACATACTACTGCAAAGCGATTACAACCCCGCACAGCTACTTAAACAGGTCTCCCTAAACAATACCCGCCTGAGCGATTTGGTGGCGTCAGAGATAAGGAAACAGCACTTAAAACGATAAATACCATGCAATACCTAAAGATTAAGAACAAAGGCGAATTGGATATTCGCCTGATATGCCTAATGGGTGCCAGTACCAAAACTGATGACCCTACAAAGCTGGGACAATTTGGCACAGGGCTTAAATATGCCATTAGCTACCTGTTACGCAATAAAATAGATTTCAGGCTATTCTGCGGCAAGAAAGAGGTGTTATTTACCATTGTGCCTACCACCATTGCGGGTAAGGATTTCGAGGAGATATATTGTGATGGGCAAACCATGAATATTACCACACAATACGGCTATCAATGGCAGGCGTGGGAAGCCATGAGGGAAATATGGTGCAACGCTACCGACGAGGGCGCAGATCGCAAATCTATTATGTCTGACCGTTCACATACCCACGGCGCAGCGGGACACACCACGTTTTACATTGGCATAACCGAGGCTATACAGGGTGTTTTGGATAAGTGGAATGAATACTTTTTAAAAGCCAAACCTTTGTTTAGCAATGAACAGTATGCTATTTACCCAAACACAGGTAAACTAAAACTATACAAAAACAGTGTGCTTATTTACGAAAGTAGCTACGCTGAAAGCCTGTTTGCCTACGATATAAAAGAAGCCAATCTGAATGAGTTACGCCAGTTTATGGGTAGCTATGAGTATTCAGTAGGTTGCGCGTTGCTATCATCCAATAGGGAGGTAATCGCTAAAGTTATGGAGGCTATTAAAAGCAGTGCTAAAGTTATAGAGGCAACCCTGAATTGGGACTATGTGCCAGGCAAAACCGAAACCGTTAAAGAGATATTCTCGGGTTATTTATTCCTGCACCCACAAAGCAATTCTAAAGCCGCCAGCGCAAGTAGCGTAATCGTTAACCAAAGCCTGTACAACCTGCTTAAAAAGTATAATCTGCCCTGTGAGCGAGTTGAAATATCTCGGGGTGGTTACTATGGTGGGGGGGGTATTGGTTACGGTGACAAGGCTGATATGAAGTATAAAGAGATACTTAACCGTGATCTGCAAAAGAAGATTGAGGCAATAGCTGAAAAATACCATTCGGGCATGACATTTAAAATCGTGTCTCCATTGGGTGATAGTTTTGATTTATTGGTAGAGGGTGGTTATTCAAAGACCGTGCTATTCAGCACTTCGTTACTTAACCTGTCAGCCGCCGACCTTGAAAGCACGGTGCTTATAGGTATTATGCACACACAGGAAGAAAACATATTTAAAGCCTTTAAACGCCTTGTTAAGTCGGTTATGGGAAACCGTAACTTTAAGAAGATAATATTCGGTAGGAACATTGGTACAGGCGAACCAGCCAAGTATCTGCCACCTGTGAACGAAACCGCATTGGCTGATATTAGCCTTGACGAAGATTTACCCTTTTGATTATGAATTGGATACCAGACGAAAACATCGAGATTATCGACCCACCCGTGGATGACAGCCACTTAGACCAGCTATGGGATTAACCATCGCCCTGCTCCTATGGTTCACCATACCGATATTAGTTTGGGCTTACCACCTGATTAGAAAATTGTTTAAATAACTAACCATGAAAACAAATCGAATTAAAGATACTGTTGTACCGCAGGGCAACTATTTTAAACTAAACATAGTACCCACAGCCCCTAAGCCTGACGTTCACATCTCCGAAAAGGAAATGGCGCTTTACAATTACGTTAGGCTAAAGATAGCCTACCAGCAAAACGAGGTTGAGGGGATGGTGAATGCCATAAGGCACAAACAGGAACTAAAGGCGATACGGTTTAACAACATCGCTACCCGATCAATCTGCGGCGCAATGGCTTTGGCTATTATTGGTATTATCGTTAAACATGTTCTTTTATAGATAGTGCCATGAACAAAGAACTATTCACCTACCACCTGTGCGACAACGGCGGGGCTAACACCATTCAACTACCGATACTCTTAGGCATTCGTACCCAGTTTGAACACGAGTATGGGCGCTACGAGGTGCAAAGCATCACTAAGCGGGACGGTGAGGTAGTGGTGATGTGCGAACGGACGTTAACCACTACCTACCTGATTGACCACTTCGATAAAAGCGCCGAGGGTGTTCAACTAACCAAAGGCGCTGATTTTACTTAAAAACTTAAAACGATGGAAAACGAAGGAATTGAAATAAGACCACTTGAAAGCATTGTATCTGATATTAGAGACACCATTAAAATACTTAATGGCTTAATCAGAGAAGCTAATGACAAGGCATTAAAGGTAACGTTTACACAAGCGTTTCACCCCATGCAACAATACAAGCCTGAAAACATAAACGCACCCTTTGAGGTGAAGTTTACTAAAGAGTACTAACATGAAACGACCCCTAACCCACCACATCGCCCTATGGCTTGCAATGGCACTTGTGTGCCTCGCCGTAGCCTCCTGTGGCTTAGTCCACAAAGTAACACGTACTAACCCGGCAACCAGTTGCCCTAAATGGTAAAAAAAAGATGAAAGTACCACATAACCTAAGTGGCATGTATTTCCGTGCCCAAAACGAAGAAACCGGCAAATGGGAAAGCGTTTGCTTTGAAGATTTAAGCGAGAAACAGATGGATGAGCAACTTAACCAACGCTCGGAGGAATGGATAAAAAGTCTTGCTAAGCAATTAGCAAACAAGTTGCACCAAATAGGTGTAGAGTTTGAAATTTTTGCAGAGTAACTTGCCAATTAAATAAAAACATTATATTTGCAGTGTTAAAAGAGGTCATGCGAGGCCGCCAATAACAAAGCAGTAATTAAGACAAACCAAATAAATATTACCCGTTCTTGTAGGTGGCCTCGCAAATGTTGACCTCTTGAACGGGTTTTTATTTGGTCAAAAATTGAGATATTGTTCAACACCTTACGCTAAGTACTTATATCTGCCATTACAGGTGATTAGAGACGCTGTGGCGAATAATTATCTCGATAGCTTATGCTACTTCATTTGGATGAGAAACTTACACCAGCGGCCTGTAATTTACCATTACTCACTACGCAAGATTGCCGCCAAATTAAAAGCAAGCCCGACCACTATTAAAACGCATATCGAAAGGCTGGAAAGATTAGGTTTGGTTACCCGCCACAACGGGCACTTATACCTTAAATCAACACACCAGTTTTTCAGGGAACGCACCTCACCTATGGTTGCCGTAGGTATTGCCGATAACAAGCAACAACAAATCGCTTATCTGCGCTTCCCTTTATTTAAACGTAACCTACATACTCAATATAAAAAGGTCAACCAAAAGAACAACGTCTTACAATTGCTCCAAGGTGCCAATCTGTCCTATAAGGCTACCATAGCCGCTATTCGACAGTCTAAGCGCCTTAACTTAAAAACGCTTGAAAGTTCTTTAGACACCGATTTTACACTGAGTAATAAAAAGATAGGAATATTAACCAATCGCTCAACCAGCACCGCTATTAAGATTCAGAAAGCCTTTAACACCCTCGGACTTATCAAGTCATTCAGGCGGGTTAAACTATTGCTTACAGGTCATAACAGGCGGTCATTCTTTGAACTTAACCTTAACGCCAGTTACTTCCTGTCCAACAAGGGTTGTGTTTATCAAAGGCTGAGCAATGGTTTTATATTTCAGGATAAAGGAGCAATTGTATGATTGCATTAATTGAACAGTAAACTTAACAACAACATGATAACAGAAGTAGACAACTACCGTGGGTATGAGATACGTTTCGATACCAACAATGAAACATTTAGGTGCGATATAGACGATAGCCGTTCGGTTAAAAAGTCATACACTGCCATTAAAACATTTATTGATGAATGGCTGAAAGATAACGCCAACTTTAAAAAGTTTAAGGTTATTTGTAACCCATTGTCAATGTATGGAGGCAAAGCTGGAACGATTATCGGTCAACGCAAAGATGGCAGATACTATCTTGAAACGCCAAGCGGTGTCAAAGAACAAGTTTCTGATTATAACCTAAAAGACCACTGGATACTGACCGATGAGGTGGCAGAAGCCCTAAAGGCAGCAAATCCCATCTTGGCTGAATTAAAAGCCTTAGATATCAAGGAAAGAACCCTTAAGGAGCAATTAACAGCCATTTACCAAAGCATCCCTGTTCAAACTTTAGAAGATTACAAAAAAGCTAATAGCGGGAGTTTTTAACCATGAATAAACCACAAGTAACCAACGACGAAAGCCACGCCCAAGTGCGTGAGCAATCCTGTGTCTCCGACTGCTGCGGGGCTAAAGTAATCAGGGAGCACTGCTTTAATGAAGTGTTTGAGCAGTTTTGTAAAAGATGTGGCAATCGATGTAGAGCAGTTGAACCTAAAAATCAAGAGTTATGAAATATCAATTACCCCGAGAGTTCGCCACTAAGTGGGTGGCGGCTTTAAGAGAATTCCCCGAACAAAAACACCATAAAGGTGAACTTCAAAACGCAAAAGACAGGAGTTGTTACTGTGCCATTGGTGTATCTTGTTTAGCTAATAATATAGACATATCCGATAACGGGATGTCGATGATAGTTGATGGCGAGAAAGTTGATTACTATGAAAAGTTTATCTTTAAAGACCGACTGGCATACGAAATAGTTAATCTTAACGACCGCCAAGAACTCACATTTAATGAGATTGCCGACTGGATTGAAGCCAATGTAGAGTTTGTATGAGAAAGCACGAACGCCTCCTTTGGGGCATACTATTCACATTGTTAGCCGTGGGCATCGCCCTGTCGGGCTTGCAGGTTTATTTAATCAAACAACATCATAAAACTAATCAACATGAACCCAACACCACAACAAGTTCAAACGGTTATAGATAATCTTGAACAAGCTAATAAGATAGCAGAGTATGACGCCCCTATTGATATGTTCTCCACTTACATAACCAATTATAACGTATGCGGTACACCTATGTGCCATGGCGGCTGGTATGCCTTAGTAACAAAATGCCATCGTTATTCAGAGGGCGCAAGTGCCATGGCTGAGCACTTAGGATTTGACGATAGATTTGGATTGATGGATTGGGCGGAGAAAAACCCAACTATCTGGGGTAATAAAAGCGGTGGCTATATGTTTAGCGATGGTAGTTCTTTTAACCAACCACGTGATAGTGGTTTTACCCTGCAAACCATTATAGACCACTGGAAACAAGTAAAAACCAACTTAGAAAAAGCACAATAACACCATGCCAAAGTACGAAACCATCATCGCCGGAGACCAGGTTCTCGTCAGCGACCGCCTGCAGGGCTTTAAACTATTCCAAAAGAACTCCACTATGGTTAGCTACCTTGGGGTGTCCGACACCGAGATATTCGCTCAGTTCGCCAAAGGTGGCGCAGGGCTTATCTATAAGGATGTGCCAGCGGATGTTATTGAAGCAGCCGTTAGAGCCCCGTCAACAGGCACATTCATTCACGCCGAGTTAAAAGGCAAGTACGACACCGAACCTACGGAAACCTACGCCATTGAGTTGGTAGAGGATTTGGAGGGCGAAGAGTTTGGGGATGATTATTTGCCTATTTAAAAGAAACGGTTAATGGGGCAGCGGAGTGGTGACGCTTAGTATGTTAGACGAGGCAATCAAGTCCTTACGAGAGAGTTATTTTACTTATTATATTGTAACGAAACCCACTGGCAGCATAGGCAATCAGACTGTTAAGACTTGACGACTACCGTATAAGTAAAAAAATATGTTGTGGGTTCGAATCCCACCCCCATTACTAACAAAATAAAAAACACTTAATATAAACTAATCATGCCAATCATTCGTAAACACGAAACTTTACCCGCACAACCCGTAATCGTACTTATCTACGGACAACCAGGCACAAGCAAAACCAGCTTGTCCAATACCTGCAAAAACGCACTTAACTGTGATTTTGATTACGGTTTTAAACGTTCCTTCGGGGTAGTAGACAGCTTTCAACCCACAGGATGGGGAGAGATTATTCAGGAACTAAACTTAGGCGCTTTCGATGAGTTTGATACCATCGTTATTGATACTGCAAAAGGCGCTCTTGATGACTTCCTTATGCTTCATGTACAGCAACAAGACTATAAACTTAAAACTAACAAACTTAAAATGTTCGGGGCTATTGGCGAGGAGTTCAAGTCATTTGTTAGCACCTTGCGTTTAAAGAAAAAGGACATCTTCATTATTGCCCACGATAAAACAGAGGAGGACGGCGACATTAAAAAGCGTATACCCGATGTTACCGGACAAAGCAACGCCTTATTGCTTAGGATAGCCGACCAAGTTGGTTACCTCTCTATGCGCAACGGTCAGCGTGTGTTATCATTTAACCCAAGCGACACCACCGTTGGTAAGAACGTGGCTAACCTGCCTGATTTGGTTTTGCCAAGTCATACTGATGCTGCGTGGGACGGTTTCGCAGATCGTGAGATTATCCAAAAGGTAAAGGATGCTTTAAGCGCCCACTCTGAGGAACAAAAGGCATCTATTGAACTGATTGCTAACTACCGCACCAACATTGATAACGTCGCCCTCACAGACACCGCTTTAAAGGCGCTGATGGAAACGTGGAAGGACGAACCTGAATATATCCGCCTGCAACTGCGTTCGTACTTTGGGGCGCACCTAAAGGCTAATGGGTGGAAATACTACGCTGATAAGACAGCGTTTGCGCCGATAGCGGCAATTGAACCGCCTGTGGTTGCGGAAACCCCACCTGTTGAGGCAGAGAAAGAACCCGATTTGTTTGAAGCTAAGGAAGGAGAGTAAGCCATGGAGGAGATATGGAAAGATGTGCCCGGATTTGAAGGATTGTATCAGGCATCCAGTTTTGGACAAGTAAAGAGCATCGACAGAATAGAGTTCAGGAAAAACAATTCAGAAATAGCCACCGCCCATAGTATTAAAGCGGTTGTGCTTAAGCAAAAAATAACGAACACGGGATATGCGACAATAGTCTTAAGTAGGTCGGGTAAACCAAAATACATTTCTGTGCATAGGGTTATTGCCCTAACATTCGTTTCTAACCCTGAAAACAAGCCACAGGTCAACCATATCGATGGCAACAAACTAAATAACTGCATTGGAAATTTGGAATGGTGTACACCCAAAGAAAACATTAATCATTCATGGAGAATTGGGCTATCAAAAAGTGCACATGGTGAAAAGAACCATAGGGCAAAGATTACCGATGTACAGGCGACCGAAATAAGACAAAAGTATTTCGCAGGGGTAAAGCCCTGTATAATATTAGCCGAGTACAATATTTCAAGGTCAAGGCTCCACGAACTAAAAACAAGGAAAGTATTTAAGCATGTGCCATGAAGCCAGTATACACCATAAGAACTACATCTGTAGAGGCTTACAGGTATTGGGCGCACGAACAGTCCGAAAGTAACGAATCTTGGAACACTGAGGATAAGCTAATTGAAACCATAAAAGGAATTTACTTAGCAAATGTTAAAGCTAACTTTGGCGAATTTGGACACCTCATCATCGAGAAACCCAAAGAAAACAGGGCTTACCTGAGCAACGGCGAGTATGGCTTTAAGTGGAAAGGATTTGAGTTAACCCAAGCGCAGGCAGTACCGCTTATCCACCACGCCGCAGACCACCCTTTATGGAGTAGGGAGATACCGCTGGCTAAGGTCTACGAATTGCCTAACTGCAAGCTGATACTCACCGGTACCTGTGATGCGATTGAGGGGATAGAGTGCCGAGATACGAAACTGAAATTCAGCAGCTTCGATGTGAGTGACTTTTTGGTTAGCTTCCAATGGCGGGCATACCTTGACATGCTGGGTCTGAAAACCTTTCACTACGATTTTTTCCGTGTATTCAACTTTCAAGTCAAACAGGACTGTTTAAAGGCACGTATTGAACCGTGTGAAAGTATGACCTGCTATTGGTACGAAGAAATGAACAGGGATGTTGTTTCGATGCTGACCGAGTTTGTTGAGTACTGCCAATATCGCCAATTAACCGATTACCTTAAGATAGACGCCGCCAAGCAAAAGCGCATACGGGCTGCGGGATTAAAAATACAATTATGAAAAAGCCATACGCAAAAATATACTATAACAACTGTAGCGTGGACTATGATTATACAATAGTTCCACTTCCCGATATCCCTGATTATATCGAGGTATTTAAACAGGACAATGAAGATGTAGATGAAGCCGGATTTAATGACTGGCAAACCAAAGGATATCTGCCGTCAATTACAATATCATTAGTAATGATGACCGATGCTGAATTCACAGAATGGTTTGTCACCAATGTAGAAAATCACGCTTAACTAACCAGCCATGATTACCACCGACAAAATAAAGATAGGCGATAACGTATATTACTACGACAACAAAGCCAATATAATCGAGACAACTTGCGAAAGTGAAGTGATGAACTTTAAGGGTGAACCATCTGTTCACGTACTATCACAGAAAACGCCTGTGCCACTAATGTATCTGTACGCAGAGAAGCCGATAAACGTACAACCAAAGGGGCACGTCCTTGTAACGGGAAACCCTATCAATCAAATTGAGGTCGCCCCCCCCACGGAAATCGTCTTTAAAGGCAAAATAGCGGGGGAATTGGAAGAAACCATTATTACCCCCGAACTCATTGACGAACGCTCAAAACCTTTGTTGGCACTAACCATTAAAGGCTTGCACGATACCGAAGGTGCTGAGGCTATGAAAGCGGCAGTGCTTAAAGCGGTTCGCCTCAGAACAAGTGTAGAGAAGTTGGAAGAACCCATCCTGAAAAGCATTACCGCACAGGCAAAGAAAGCCAAGGAAGCCGTTACATCGGTTTCCAAGCCTATCTACGATAAGTGCCTTGAAGTGCAGAACGCCTTACAAGCTAAACTTGACGCTTGGCAATTACAGGTGAACCAGGCTAAGGCGAAAGAAGATGCCGCCCTGAAAGAGAGAACCGAAGCGCGTGAAGCCAAAATGTTCAGCCTTGGCATGCTTTATAACGGCGTTGCCTTTACCGGCTACGGCAAGACCATTACCAAGGAGAGTTTGTTTGCGTTGGAGCAAGACCGTTACGATGCTTTGATAGTAGAACTTACAGGGCTGAAAGAGGAGGCTGATTTATTGCCACCTACGGAAGCGCCTGTTGCCTCTGCATTTCTTGGCACACCAATGTATCACTCAGCGCCCACAACGGCTTTAAACGGCTCGGTTGGGGCTAACACAGCCACCAAGCGCACCACTAAGTTTGGCGGTCAGGAAATTGTGTACCTTAAACTCACCTCTTTGGGTAGTATCATTATTACCAAGGGGCAAGTGCCAGCGGATACCGAAGCCGAAGTTCTTAACGACAGGATACTCCTTTCGTCTTATTATCTTCACCTAACTAAATAACTCACAAATGAAAAATCAAGAATTATTCGATAAGACAATAACAGTTTTAGTAAAAGCATATCAAAAAAACACCCTACGGCATCAACTGTGTTGGGCTTGTGCTGTTGGTAACATTGTTGCCGCTGCTAACGGTTCGCCACTAAACAATGTAATGGATTCCTTTGATTGGGAGGATTACTACCACACCCTTCATGCCGCAACTCAAAATATTGCCAGCTTTAAAGCAACCGAAGCGGGGTTTAAACAAATAGAAAAAACGGGATATACACCCATTCAACTTTTGGCTATAGAAAAAGCCTTTGAAAGAGAAAAAAACGATATAGATGGGTTTAACGGCTTGATGGCGGTTGTAGATTGCCTAATGGAAATTCACGAAGCCACCACCGAACAAGCCGAATCGGCAAAATCACTATTCGTTAAAGTCTAACATTATGGATAAAGAAACAATCATAGCCGCACTGCTAAAACTGCGTGGCGACAAACCCCAGCAGGAGATAGCCGATAGCATGGGCATCAGCAAGTCCACCTACTGCCGTATGGAGTTGGGTAGCCACATCAAACTGGAACACATCTTTAAGCTGGCGAAAGCCTATGCCGTGAACCCTGAGTATATCTTGGCTTTGATGAGTGGCAGGCAGGACGTTATTGTCACACCGTCCATTAAGGAACGCATGGAGAAACAGCAGGACACCATCAACCAACAAAAGGACGAGATAATCAAATTGCAAAGCCAGCTGCTGGCCGCGCGGAGAGGGGAGGACTGGTAGTGGAAATTAAACACATTGTGCCCTATTTGCCTTATGAACTAAAAGTAATTCACGAGGAAGCACCTACCCCATTAACGGTGTATGGCATCAGTATATACGATAACAAAATGGTAAACATTGCTGGTAATAGCACTCTGAGTATCGAGCGATGTAAGCCGTTGTTATTACCCATATCCGAATTAGGGCGCCAAGCCCCTAAGACTGTAGTAGGACGCAGATTGGTAGACGAGATTAATAAAAATTGCATGTACAGCCTTGATAGGTATGGTGACTTCTATGATTTACCAGAAGCCATGAGTGTTGATGATGTATGGGAAACCTATGAGGGGTTATTCAAGTATCACTTCGACGTATTCGGACTTATCGACCAAGGACTGGCATTAAACAAACTGGATTATGAGCAAACCTAAAACACTAAACTCCTTCGCCGACCTCGGCAAAGCCGTGGAGGTAGAGCCGAGGTATCTGCGGTTTGAGTTGGTTGGCAAAAGCCAAAGCGGACTAACCGACCAATACATGGTTTACGAGAAGAAAGGTGTCGGACAATTGGCTGCCGTACAATTCAGTGGTAATTTCAGACAATACGCCTACTTCTCTTTACCCGGTGTGGAGTGGACGGCAGATGCCTTACAAGAACTGGTTGTTTTTATCAACCGAATTAATCAACAGCATATTAATAAAAATAAAAAGTAATGCTAAAAACAGAAGATATTTCCCAACTAAAAATGGTTAAACTTAAAACCATTGAAGAAAACTTAGCCCACGTTTTTTCTGTTGATGATTTTAATACAGGCAAAAAGTGTTGCGGCGAACCTATCTATAAAGGGATAGATACAGACCCGTGGGTCGGAGTTAAATACTGTATTAATTGTCATAGGATAACCACAATTTATTTTCAGGATAGAATGGGTGGTATATATCAAGACCCCGCTGAAATATGGGAAAATCCAACACCTGAGAATCCATTTATAGATTTCAGCCAAATCCACCAATACGCAGACTTTTTAGCAGAACATGCAAAAGATAAGTGTTATGCCCCGTGGTGGGGTGACATTAACAAATTTAAACAGTGGGTTCGGGATAAAAATAAAAAGCCATGAAATACCCAAAGCTATTCACGAACGATGCCATAACTATTAACGGCTACGCCTATTTGGTGTGTACTGGCATTAACCCTGAGAAAAGGGCATTAGTTAAATCGCCTGAATATAACCGCATGGTGTACAATATTCACCTGCGGTCGGTAAAGTATGACCCCAACAGTCACCAACCCGACTATTACTGTAAAAATACTGAACTTCCCCCCTACGAGATAGTGAAATAATTTCTATATTTACACCGTTGAAAGTAGTCAGGGAAAGGCAACTCAAACGCGCATTTTTTCAATTTCGGTATACACAATAATTACCGCATTTCAGTTTAGACTTTTTGCCTTTCCCTGCAAGTCTACTGGATGCGGTTTTTTATTGTGCTGTTGTATGAATTGTACAGCATAGGGAAGCAGAAGCCCTAATCAAAAACAACCTATTGAAATACCGTCTGCATTAATTGCAAGCTGGCACTGTGTGTAAGGTTCACAACCAAGCGACTGCAAAATTTGATTGAGTGATTAATGCAACCAACGCCGAAAGGATGCCGTGCAGGAGCGGTTTGTATTGAAACATAGAGTGACCACTGTAATCATAACGGTCAAACCTTGGCTCTAAAGAGAGTTGCAGGAGAAGAACCTTTTATCACTTAGCTAAAAAAGCACTTTTATATTCATTGATATGAGATTTATACCAACAACAGCAGAAGCAATTGGCGAAGAACCAGATTGGAGCGAATTATACCCTACCAAATGGTGGCTTGACACAGAAAGACCATTACCCGATGGCGACCCTCAAAAATACATTGCTGTTCAAACAGAGGGCGATAAAGACCCAAACAACTTTGTTAAGGTTGGAGATATGCGGGTTTTGTTCACAGACCAATGTGAGTACTATTTCGTTTGTAACCCCTGTTTTAATATTCACTACGACCAACAATGGAGTGGAAGCACACGAGGTTCGTTAAATTGGCGCAAAGAGGCTATTGAAGAATGCGCTCAACATAGCAACCAAAAGGGTTGGTGTGAGTTCTGCGACCCTATTTTTGGAAACGGAGGGTGGTATTTATGATACCAAAAGATAAAACAACTGCATACGTCTTAGGCTATCAAAAAGGCTTAGATAATTCTAACACCAAAAATCCCTACACAAAAGGAGATAATGATTGGCAGGAATGGACTGATGGTTACAATGAAGGTTATTCAGAGTTTATTAAATGGGTTAATTTAATGTGTAATTAAAAATTAATAATTATGGCACACACCTGTCCCACCTGCGGATATCTTTGTCACTGTGGCGGAGATATTGACGATATAGACTTTGGCGAATCATACACCTGCGTCTGTTGCGACGAAGATGATGATGATTGGGATGACGACGACGAAGAAGACTACTACAATAGCAACCCAAACAACAGACGTTCAAGAGATGGATACGATTGACCAACTAACCGAAACGCAGCTTTACGACTTCAACGTGGCATACGGCTGCTTATTTAGCCTATCAACGGTGGTAGACTATTTGGACGCCATACAGCCCGTCATGGCTTCACGTAAAGCCAACTACGCCGTCAACAAGGCAAAGACCGCCGAGGCGGCTTGCAAGGGCTTAGAAACGATATTAATGCGGGAACTGGTCAAGAAGATGAACCCCGACGAAAAGGCGGTAGCCTTGGCGGCGATTGAGGAGCAGAAACAAATCCTGTATGCGTTCTTTGTTCTGGATGTAGATGACCAGCGCCGTGTAAAAACCCTAATTTCAAAACTTAACAGAGAACGATTATGAGAAGAACAAGTTTATACCTTAAGGTTGAAGCACAACCGGGAGCAACCATAAGCGATACAATGGAAGATGCCATACGTATAGCCGATATACTTGGCGTTACTGTAGAGTTTGACTTCAACAGTGTTAAGTGCTTAATCAATCCACACGCCGATGCGCAGATTGCCGAGGCACGGTGGAACGATGCTTTGAGTTCTAAAAGGGAACGTAAAATAATGTCAGCATGAGCGCCATAAGAGTTAAACTAATATCGGCGAAGCTACATACTGGCTTTATGCCGACTGTAACCAAGCCCGATAAGCGATATAAAAAAGGCTATCGGGTGATTAGCGAGGGATACACTAACTATCAGCTACGGCTAAGAACCACCAACCCCAAAGGTCAACTGCGTGTCGGACAGACCGTACAAACCCCGTGGGGGCAATACAGGGTAATTATTAATAACTTCCTGTCGTTAGATGGCGAATCAGAAATGATACAGTGCTGCATGGTTGAGAAAGGGTGTGATTTTGAGTTTAACGCAGAGTTTGATATTCTGCCTTTAGTGTTTACTATTGGTGAAGGGAGTGTGAGATGAAACCAGTTTTAGACCGAAAAGAAACCACTTGCGATAGAACCACCATCCACAAGGGTTGCTGCAAACATTGCCCATCAGCATCGCCATATAAGTGTCAGGAGGAAATTGATATGGATAACGACATTCGTCCTATGGGCAAAAGAATGATAGCTTTGGAAATCCTGTTTGCTTGCGCTTGGCGACCAACTAAACTGTGTAAGGGTATCTGTGATACTTTTGAGATTGACCAAGCATTTTTAGACGACCTATATAAATCAGAAAGGCCATGAGTAAAAACCTAATTTGGAGTGCCGAAGATTTAAAGAAGAAAGGCTTGGTTCAAAACCAGTCGGGAGACTATGTGCCAGTTAAGTCATTAGTCAACACAGGGAAAGTTGAAAAGTTGCCTAATTTGTTAGAAAGGGCTTTAGAACAGCGCTCACAGATGGTTAAACCCGCGGCTAACAAAAAGGTCAGGAATGCCACTAAATCAGTTGTGGACGGCGTGTCGTTTGATAGCAACCTCGAAAAGTACCTGTATTTTGAACTAAAGTCCGCGGGTATCAATTTTGAGTTTCAAAAGACTTTCATACTGCAGCCTAGTTTTCGATACCGCGGCAAAGCAATTATCGCCATGAAGTCCATCTGTGACTTTTGGATAAGCGACCATAACCTGATTTTAGACGCCAAGGGATATGCCAATGAGACCAGTCCACTTAAGTATAAGCTATTGAAATACAAGTTTTACAAGGCTTATGAGAGTGGCGCAAGGAAGCGTGAACCGCCCGAGATAATTATGCCAAAGAATAGGAAAGAATGTGACGAGGTGGTTGCACGAATTAAAGCAGGAGAGTTTTTATGAACCAAACATTTTTACAAAAATATGGTGACGTAGAGTTACGTTACTTAGGCTGGAAACAGCCATTCGCCAGTTTAATGCTACACGGGAAGATTGAAACACGGGTTTGGGATACCAAGTATCGTGGCTGGGTCTTGATTACTGCGAGTAAGGGCACGTATAACACCAACCAAATAGAAGATATATCTGGCGTAACGCAGGGATATAGGATATTGAAACAGTTTAATGGCGACATAAAGTCTTTGCCAACGGGTAAAGCTATTGCAGTCGGTAGGTTGGTTGATAGTCGCCCAATGACAGTATCCGACGAGGATGCTTGCTTTGTCCAATATAAAGAACCATGGGTCGTTCCAGTCACAAGAGACTTCTTTGGTACGCCTGTTACTACTTATAAGAACAAACAGTTGTGGTGCCACGTATACGAGGATGTACAACCAATAGAACCGCTTGAGTGGTACGGTAACCAAGGTTGGAATACGCTTGATGTAGGGCATAAAGAGAAGATATTCCTCCTATGACACTCCTCGAAACCTTTAACCGCCTTATCGAACAGCATGGCGGGAGAGAGGTGTTAGCGGAGATTATCAAGGATGAGTATAACCAAGGCAATAAGTACAACAACTACAGCGTGGCTGAGCCTGGAAAGCTAACACGCAACCAAACCCACTATTACAGAAAGAAACTTAGGTATTTAAAGGAATATGCCAACCAACCCCCATTAACCAGTAATAATTAAAGGATATGAAAACAGCAGTAAAATCAAATGTTGAATTTCTAATAAACGTACAATTGACAGAGATTGAAGCGAGAGCTCTTGACGCAATTGTCGGATATGGCATAAAACCGTTTTTAGAAGTTTTTTATAAAAGCTTAGGGCAATCTTATTTGAAAGCACACGAAGACGGTGCAAAAACCCTGTTTGAGCATGTTAGAGCAGATTTAAGCCAGCAGTTACATAATATCGATGAAGCGCGGGCGGCTATAAATAAAATTAACGTTATCAACCCTATTTAACCCCCACCAAATCATGCAAACAAAAGAGCAAAGCATTTTCATGTCCCAATATTTATGGCAAAAAGTATTTATATCGCCAAAAGAAAAGTTTAACCCAGTATTATTAACACCGCAGGACTTAGAGTTTAGAGTTCCTGAATTTGGAGGCTATCTACAACTCCGCAGTATAGAGCAATTGACTGATGAGGAAATAACTGAATTGATGTACAGTATCGGTTTGCGCTGGCCTGAAATTGACAGCAAGGACGACGATAGTATATTAATAGTTGATGACAGCTATTCTGTAGGGCTATACTTTGATGGAACTGTGGTTATGTACAAAGGTCGCGGAATGCAACGCAAGCCTTATTGGAATGACATTAAGGCGTTGTACGATGGTTTGATACAATTAGGCGTGTGCCTATCAAAAGAAGCCATAACAAAAGGCTGGGCTGTCATAAAGGAGGATGGGGTATGAGATTCGACTACGATAAATTTGCTAAAGCAATTAAAGCTAAAATGTACAGGCCAGTAGAGGGTTATCGTCCTAATGGTGTACGTTATTGGGCTAATCAAATTGGCATCAGTAGCGCAACATTATCCCGCGTAACCAATGGTAAATGCGCCGATCTTGATACCACATTAAAAATATGTACCTGGCTTGAAATTGAAATAGAGCACTTTATTAACCCCCTCTAAGTGGTAACAATATATTACTTGGGACAAGTTAATTTTCAAAAACGCTATTGTAAACCTCAAATATCTTTTTTCCTACATCATCAGGTAAGTTCTTTTCAAGTATCATAAACTGTGGTTCATCTCCATTCCAAAAATGAAGGTCAACATGGTCTAATGAAAGTGCTTTTAACGTTGCTTTTACAGCTAACTCTTTTTCATAGAAGTTCATAAATTCCAGTGCGGTTTTTGGTAGATGTAACGTTCATCTATACGCACTATATAAAAGTATATTTTTTATTCAGGTAAAAAAGGGCTAATATTCGCCCTATGATTTCGATATTAAGCGGATATTTAAAAGTGTTTATATTTATTTAGATTTGTCTAAAAATAAAATTAGCTTCATTTAAATTTTGAAATGTAACTAATTTGTACGTTATTCGTATAAAACAGGAAAGCCCACCTTTAGGGTGGGCTACTTCAAATGGTGCGCAACGTCATTGTTCCTGCTTAACTTTGCGATTACTGGCGGCTTCTATCTCATTTCGGGTAATGAGCCGAACATAGTTCCCGCAACGCTCATGAGGTCTCCGCTATCTCGGTCTGTCGGACTACTTCACCCACGCAGTTAAGTATCTTATTAGGCGGGTAAAACCGCCTTTTTTTATTTGTTTTTCCAAGACAATTTGCCATAGCGATATTTCCCATTACTGTCTGTCTTTTTGCTTTTATAATAAACCTTGTTATCCTTGCCTCCTAAAACTTTTGATAAGTTCTGTATGACCGCCGTTTTATCCTTCGCACGCTCGTCTTCATATTTTTCTATTAACAAATTATAGGTTTCACCAGTAGATAATTCTACTTGTTCCACATCAAAAATGTAATCTACTCGTTTATTCAACGTCTTAATTGTATGCCATACGTTAACGTCTTGTTGAATTTTTGTAATGAGGTTCACGCCCTCAAATAAAGGCGTTTGAGAGCCTATTGGAAAGGTAGTAATTTTGATAGGCGTTGTAGTGGTTAGAAACTTTATTCGGTCGTTGATATATTTTTTTTTCTCCAATAAAGTACTAATGGTCTTTTCTGTTTCCACCAATTCTTTTCTGTAACTATTGACTAATAAATCAAGTTCCGCTTGTTCTAATAAAAGACGTCCAGTTAACGTTGGGTATTCTGCATGGCAAAAAAAACGTATTCGAGAACCGCCAAATCAACTATTCCACACGTAAAACAAGTAATCAATATATGAAACGTAAAACTATCATCACCGCCCTCCTTACTGTAGCAGTAGGCACGGCTTTCGCGCAGACACAACAAGCGCCCCAGAAACAATTACCACCATCTGTCCACATCGAACTGTCGGACAAGCAAGTTATTCGCTTAGATAGCCTTATTCAGCGTTTAACGCAGCAGATAGACAGCAAAGCGGTTACCGCCAACATCTTTTCTGTGGTTGCACCTATTTACAGCCAGATTGAGGCGCAGATGGTGCCCGCGGTTAAGCCCGAAGAAAAGAAACCTACGCAAGCTAAAAAACCTTAACTTTAATCAACCAATTTAATTTAACCCCACAAATGAACACACAACCAACTTTAAAACACAAGTGCGTACAGGTTTCGGATAACTTCCATATCCTGTACGTCCAACAATTCTTCTTAGGATGCATTGCTTATTGGTGTAAGGTACGTGACTTGCCTTACAATCATTGGGATACCATACGGGTCACGGCGAAGTTGGACGATGTGGAGTTTGTGGACAGGAGAAAACGTAAATATTCATTTTTAAAATAAGCATCATGTCAGTAATCGAAACAGTACTAAAATCAATCGCCACTTTCATCAGCAAGTTGGCGGGATGGGTCAAAACCACCACCTCGGATGGCACCACAATCGCCAATGAAATCAAAACCATTATCGACAACCCAGCATGGGACGTTGCCGTATCGTTCACCGCTACCAATGTAGATAACCAAGCCTTAGCGATGTTAAGGAACTGGTTAGCCGCCTACCTGATAGATAGCAAAATCGTGTCCTCAGCGACCGTAGAATTGAATGATATCTTTAAGGAAGCCTCTGATGCCATCAGTAAAATGGAGATGCCTGAGGCGAAGATTAACACCCTAAACGGGATAGCGGCTTATGCCAACGTGAAGTCAGCAGAATTGGATGGGAAGACTATACCCATGGAGACAGCGGTAAGTATTCAGCAATCCGCCTATCATCACCCTGAGTTGTTGGAAGTAAAATAATTTAAAAATCAAACTTAAAACCTCTCGATATATAAGGTTAATCGAACAATAAAAATGGAATTACCGAGTAACTTTCAAATCGGGGATAATTGTGAATTTATCCCAATGGCAAAGCAATTATCTGCTGATTGTATATCAAACGAACCCCGTGACGGTAAAATTGTAGCAGTAAGATTTACAGAAGCAAAAATCTTCTACGATATCTTTGATATTTATTATGCTAAAATCTATAAAAACGTAGATAGTTCAAAAGTATTTAGATACACTTTCGCAAATCTTCCTCACTCTGAGGAAACCACCCCTGAGCCTTTAATCACACAAAGCAAATAAAGCAAAGAAATAGCCTAAAGAGAGCATTCAGGGCGGTCAACTCAAAAAGTAGCCGCCCTTTTTTTATTGTTTGTCATCAACAATCTTTACACCAAACATCTTGCTAATACCCTTAACCACTGGCGTAGCAAATAAAGTAAAGAAGTAAAATATGTGCTGAGTAAATTCAGTGTTGAATATCTTATCAGCCACAATCCACGCTAAAAAACTGGTCGTAACGATAAGATAAATGTCAAAAGCTGCATTTGCCCATTTAGGAGTCGGTAGACTAACCGCAGCCAGCCCAAATGTTGTTGTAGTTGGGTCTACCTTTTTGGCGTCTTGCGTGTTTGCTGGCTCTGTGCCCGGTAGTGGTGTTTCGTCTTGATTTGCCATAATTATACAATGTTTGCTAATTTATTTAATTCTTCTTTACTGCCCATGAAATAATTGAGGTCTAAACCGCCGCCCTTAATAGCGCCACCAAAAGTCCCAAATTGGCTGTACTGCCAAAAATCAAGTTTAGTGTACCCTTTGGGTAACCCCGGTTGGGTTGACTGATAGGAAGCTAACCATAATGGATTATTAGGCCATGAATGGTCTTTAAGATAGTCCCTAAAGAAATTCTTATAGCTATATATCATTGGCTTGCGACCTGTAGCCTTTTCAATAATCAACAACCAGTCGGTTATTAATTGAATAAAGGCATCTTTATCTTTCGTAATACCACTATTTAGCGATGCTGGCACCTGATCTTCCACATCGAGCACAGGCGGTAGCACCCCCGGCTTTGAAAAGTCTATGCCGAACGATAAAAAGTTATCGGCCTGTTTTTGTGCACTATCAACTGCAGTCAGAAAGTGATAAGCCCCCCTATATAGGTTTGTGGTCTTAAGATGTTGCCAATTCTCATTAAACTTTGGGTCTCTGTATCCAGCGCCTTGAGTTGCTTTGCAGAACACAAACTTAATATCGGGCGAAAGATTAGCCCATGGTACGGGGCTGTTGAAGTGCGAAATGTCACAACCTTTTATCATAATAACGTTTTATTTTAAAACAAACTTTTTTGGTAGATAAATAAATTTAACAAATATACTATTTTTGACATATGGAAGTTTTTTTTGATATAAATGGATTTGATAACTATCAATTGTCTAAAAGCGGCTTGGTAATAAGTAAAAAGTCTAATCGGCTTTTAAAATGCGGGTTAATGGCTAAAAGAAAGGGGACATCGTCTGGATATTGGGGTTTTTTGTTAAAATCTTCTTTGACTGGAAAATTCCAAACACAATATATTCATCGATTATTAGCCACTCACTTTATTCCCAACCCCGATAATAAGCCACAAGTTAACCATATTAATGGAATTAAGACCGATAATAGGTTAGAAAACTTAGAGTGGTGCACTTCCAAAGAAAACATTATACATGCATGGGAAAGCGGGTTGTGTAATACTCATTCCATAAAAAATGGGACTTCACTAATAAAACCTTGTAAAATAAATGGATTAGATTTTCCATCTATCAATGCCGCGTCCTGTTACTTTAATATATCTTACTATGCTTTGAGTTCTTACGTTAATCATGGCAAGAAATTAAAAAAATACAAGGCTTTTTTTAATTAAAAAAGGGGAAACCAAAATCGCTCTGATATCCCCTTCAACCATAAAGTTCTTTTTTAAGGCGCTACGTACACAATCATTCCCCAAACAAGCAAACATATCGCCAGATAGAGATAGTCGCTCCTGCGCCACGTATAGTTGGCGTAATAGTATACCATCGCTATACATATCCACCCCATAATCAGTATTGGTATCTTTGACATCACTTTGTGCGATTTACCTGTTCCCGTAGTTCCCTGTTTTCTTCCCGCAATTCCTGATACTGCTGGTCTTTCAATTTCTGTATGCCATCATTCACCTCGCTTTTCACCCACACACGTATTAGCCACATTAGCCCGCTGAATAAGACAGCCCCCAATGCAATCCATGCGCCCGCATCCATTATTGTTTAAATTTAGCCTTGTCCAACAATTTAGGTTTTAGTGCGTCTACTTTAGCTCTTAACTCCTTTAGCCACTCTATATTGTGCGTCTTCTCCACCACGGCATCAACCCTGCACTCTATCAGCTTCATTAATATCTCTTTATCGAAGTAAGCGGACATAGCTACGATGTAACAACCAGGATTAACGCTCACAAACGTTTTAATAGCCTCTATGGCGTTGTAACGAGCCACCCTGATGTCTGTTATCACTAAATCAACATCCTTGCTGAAATCGCTTAAAAATGGCTCAGGGGAGTGGTAAGTGCGGATGTCGTAGGCATACTCATCCGAAAAGATATTCTTAATGAAGTCTAAGACAATACTATCGTCATCCAATACGGATATCAGTATTTTTATAGGTGGCATTATCTATCCCGCTTTATTTCGTACAACAATTTCATTAGTTCGTCCCTATCCTTAATCCTGCGTTCCTCGTTTTCACGAATCGTCTTTTCAAGGTCTTCAATTTCGGGCTTGATTATTGTCTTAACAGAATCGGATAGATTTCTATCCATTCTTTTCGCTACTAACTTAATAATCCCATCGATACCCTTGTATAAAATGGCTATAATGGATAATTCTTCCCAGTGGTCTTTCAGGAAGGATATGATATTATTGGTTTCTTGTGGTGCCTGCATGGTCTTTGATAGACTTGAATAAACCATGTCTGTACCCACTAATCAATATCATTAAGGTTGTTATTACTACGCCTGTTAACATAAGTTTGGTGTTATATGTTCTCTCCAACACTTTATTGTAGTTCAAAATATAAGCCAAACCTAACCAAATGTTATAAGTTGCCTCAATAATTAAAAATTGTACATCCAGCCACGTTTTCTTTTCGATAAAAATAAACAATAAAATAAATGCGGCCAGAAAAAACCGCTCAGATGCAAAGTAGTAGGTACACCACCACTCAGAGGCATAATGCTCGCCAGTAGGGTCGTGCATGTAAAACAAGACGCTACCGACGTGCAAAAGCATTGTTAATGGTATTAACAATCGTTTCATTCCCTAACTCTCTGATGGTGGATGACCGGGATGCCATGTGCCATCCCCATCTGTATAACCATCTTCGCCATCGGGCCCCTCTACTGGATAAGTGTATGGCGGTGTACCATCGACCTGTTCTTCTTGCTGTTTTGCTTTTTCGTTTGCCATTGTATGTTGTTTTTAAGTTGTTACAATTGAAGTTCCTGTCCAGATACGTAGCTAAACGTGCTGGTGCCCGAAGTTACTAATTTTACATAATAACCTTGGGGTATAAATGCCGCTAAACAGGTTGTTTGAGACTGCGATGTATTTAATCCGACGGTTAGCGTGCCTGTATTGTTATTGGTTGCCGTAGCAACAGTCTTATAGGGGTCTACCGCACCGTTATCCTTAGATATCTGTAAATTGATAGTTCCAGACTGACCACCTGCTAAAGATAATGTACTTGTAATATTCAGGCTGTAAGACGCCATAATATCTCTGGTGGCACTTGGTATGTACGCGGTATTAAACGTGCGTGTAACTATTGTATATGCCCTTGGTACAGGGTTATATTCAAAGGTCTTAGCAAAGATAAATACAGAGCACACTATCGTGAGCAAAAACATAATAAGCATATCTCGCCTTGCTGACTTAGCAACCTTGATTTCTGTGGGTGTGATTTGGTTTTTCATAGTAATAAGGCTTAATGATTAACCCATCCAATGGAAGGGGCGGTGTTAAACTGTCTTGATTGATACTGAACTGTTAAGGTGTTTGCGCCCGACACGGTGTTTACAGTCACGGTATTGGCGCTTGCATCTGTTTTAGTCACATAGATGGTATACCCAGCAAATGTGGTTGAAGATGGTAGTGTTATAGTAACGTTACCTGCAGTAGCATCCACATAAAGGTCAAGGGTTGATTTCTTGCCTGTAGCGAAGTCGCCAGAGATTATAGTATAGTTTGCAGTCTTGGATAAAATATTATCTGTAGCGGCACTAATGTCGCTTAGCAAAGCCATTGTACCGTCCTTATCTGGGGTTATATATGTTCTGGTAGATGTATTGTTTGACTGAAAGAAAGCAGGAGATGAACCAGAAGCAGATGAGGGTGCCATCATGAATGTCTTTCCGTCTGAATTAACTTGGAATGTGGCATATCCTGTATTTGTAATTACAGTTGAACTTGGTCTTAAATTAAGCGTGCCAACTATAGATACAGTTTGAGATTTGAATATAGGTGTTGCGTTGATGTACTGTGTAGTAGAGGCAACCTTATTAAACGTTAGTGTGCTGTCTGCTACAATTGTTCCTGTGGTTGTTATTGGTCCGCCAGTTAGCCCATAACTTGTCCCAATACTTGTAACAGTGCCGTTCCCCGTGCCATATCCCTGCGCTTTTACAAATGCCGTGGTAGCGATTTGCGTACTGTTTGTACCCGTAGCTGCTGTAGGAGCTGTAGGTATACCGGTAAAGGCAGGAGAGGCTAATGGCGCATAATTAGACAGATCGCTTGTTTTTGCAAATAGGTTAGTAGCAACAGCACCCATTTTACCAGTTACGCCTATTTTTACCATAACACTATCTGTGGTAGATGTGCCGGTTGTGGTTTGAACTACCGTTGTTGGTGTGATTATACCGGTTAACTGATTTGTATATTCTGGCAGTGTACCTGCAGTATTAACTCGCATGTAATATCCCGCCGGTCCTAAGCCTAAGTAAGTTAACTTACCTGTTGTTGATTTAAGTGGAATAGAACCAGTGCCGAACCCCGTAACATCAAGAGTTAAATTCCTAACATTTACGGCTACATTACCATATTGTATTTTTGACAATCCAGTACCTAAACCCCCTGGTAAGTAACTTAGTGCTACCAAAGGAGTAGTGGGGCTACCCCCTGTTTGTGCTACGATGCGGGCGGTGTCTGCATCTGTAGCTATCTTAAATGAGCCGAAATTGGTACCGCCCGACTGATTGTAAAGCCTTATATCTGTTTGGGTTGACGTTCCGTTAGGTATTATATCAATAGCTTGGCCGCCGTTTGTGATCAAACTGGTAAGCTGTAACCTTGCGTATATGGCGTTAGTGCTTTGGTATAAGCCCATTTTAGATAACCTCACTGCCGTATTACCAAAATTCCATGAACTTAAGGCAGAACCAAATGAACTGCCATTTAAACTAACATTTCTGATAGGATTGGTTGTACCCGTTCCTATATCCTGATAATTAATAAAAGCGGTATCGGATGCTGCTGAAATTTTAAATGAACTATTATTAGTAATATCGGATTTATTAAACCACCTGGTTGCCGTACCAACGCCTGTGCCGCTGGTAAAATAATCAGCTAAAAACTGTTTATCTGTCCGTAAGGGATATGTGCGCAAAATATCAGCACCGCTTGATACTCCGGGGTATAATGCTACGCTATTCGTACCACCAATAACACTTATTCCATTTCCGTCTATTGTGGCAAGGTTTGTTACAGTAGTAGTGCCATTTCGGACGCCGTAAAAGTCAAACGCGCTACCTAATGCACTGGATGAATTGGCCTCATTGGTGCGCATAACCATTTTAATAGTATTGGTTTCTCCACTACCATTATACGCATTACCGTTAAGACTACGGATAGTTGCCGCATTGCCTAATGTTGACGGAGATGTATTGCTTGTGCCAGCGTTATAGGCAATATCTACAGGTGTGTCCGAAGCTGTACCCCGGCGCTTGATGTTGTTAAAATTATCAATATTGGTTTGAGTTGATGCGGTTGCATCCAATTGCTTATTATAGGCATAATCCCCAATCGTATTATTACTTAACACATAGTTTGTGCACGTATCTATTTTAAAAGCAATAATACTACTTGTAGTAGGTGAGATCAGGCTATTAGCCCTGATAATTAGCTTTGTAGTGTTTGAGGCATAGATGGCGGGATATGCCGCGGTAGATATGATATTATTTGAAACGGTATTATTAGCCCCTGACGACTTAAACCTGATAGCATATCTCCCCGGTGCTGGAAATTGATTGCCATCTACGATATTGTTTGAACAGGCGTTTCTAATATAAAGCGCATCACCTATTATAGAATAAAAGTGATTTGTAGCTATAGTTGATGAAAACACACTATCCAGTACCATACCATTTTTACACGCCCCAAACTGATTGTTTGAAATGTTGTTTAAAGAGCCTTTTATAATACCTACTGTGTCTAAAAATGCGGCTTCAGAATAAGATATATGCGTACTATTAAGACCGCCTTTCCACCCTAAACGGCTGTTTTCTGCGCCGGACTTGTCAAACTGGCTGTCATTCGCCTTTTTCAGATCAAAACAAATCCCAAAATCGGAAACATGAAACCCTATAAAGCTATTAACGCCGGGGTTCCCGTGCGTATTACTATAAAGTTTAAGGCCCGCTGTAGTATCTGCTGCTGACCCCGAATACTTGCCGACAACTAAAAAATCTTTAAGTGTATTTCCTTGACACCTGAACGCCCCGGCTTCATCTGTTGTGATACCATCAGTATGATTATAAAAGAACAGAATAGATAGCGGGGCAAATTTAACACTATCTCCCGGTGATGTACTTTGATATGGTAGAAATCCGCTTTCTCCTTTAATTACCGTACCCTGACCTATTTTTATACGGTCTGATAATCCAAAAGAATAGGGATATTTACCGGGAATATAAACGCTTTTAGCCATTTTATAGGCAGCGGCATAAGCAGCCAAAAAAGATGTACGGCTGTCTGTTCCGGTCCGCGTTACAGTTCTATTAGAAACTAACCAGTCAGCTTTAGCACCGTACCACTGTATATTTATCGCATCGGCATTAGAAATGTCTCTTATCCAGTATTTACCACCGGAAGAGCTGAAAACAATACCATTATCCACTGGATACGGCGATGTTGCAGACAAATTGAAAGTACCACCCCGTAAACTATCTGTCACAATTACCGTTGTCGCCGTTCCTGCATAGCTTAAAAGTTGAGTTATTGAAGCTAAATGTATTGCACCTACCGTTCTTTTAATGTAGTTAGCTGTATCTGCTTTAGTACCTAAAGAGACTGTGACTGCTGCCCCTGTAGGTAACTTTCCATCATTTGCTAAAGTACTTTCTATATTACTTGCATCTACTACCTGATTGCCTCCCTGTGATATGCTTGGAGAAGATATTGAGCCATTAAATATAGCGTGCCCATCCCCAAAAATGCGTACCGTGGGGGTTCCTGAGCCTGTATAGTTGCCTATATAAAGTGCCTCGTGGGTGGCGTCACCACCCTCTATCTTTAAACCAAACCCAGTGGGGCTGTTGTTATAAAAGTAACCCCCGTAAAGGTTACTACCTGTAGCCACCCCATGCCCAACTTCTGAATACTCAGCAAATAACCCCTTGCCCGTAGAAACTAAATCTACATCGTGCGCAGCCCCCGTATATGGCACATAGCCCAAGCCAGCATGGTTTATCAAGCTATCCACCTGTTGCTTGGTGTACAACTGCATAAAACCGGGCACACCCATATTGAACCTATACATCCACCCCAAGCCCGTAGGGGCGCGTTGTAGGGTATTACCAACAGTGACATACGTTTGGGCGCTTGCTGCGCTCAGAACGGTTAAAAATGCGATTAAGGCTATTAGTTTTTTCATATGGTTGGGACTACTGTTACTATAATTGCTTGTGGTGCATCATTTGATGCGAAGCCATATATGCGTGGTGGTGTAAAGTTTGTTGTGAAGGTAAAGGTAAATGATTCTCCATTCAGGGTCACACTCACCGGAATATCTCCTGTTGGTAATGCTACGTTTGTTTCGCTCAAAAAAGGCAGGTACCAATTACCACCACCAGCGTCTATCAAATCAACAGCAGACTTTCTTATCTCATAAGGGGCATTAACGGGCGATACGATAATAATACTCGGCACCTGTGCGTTTGGGTCTGGCGTAACGCCGTCTGTATATTTAAGACCAGCTATTTCTAACATAGTGTTATAAAAAGAAAGAGCCGTATCGCTTGCATAATCCCCTATTGAATAACAAAATAGCGCACCCCGTATTTTACGGTAGTTGCATAATGCCTCTGACCAGTCAGCGGTACAGCCTGATTGTTCGCACAGTATCAATTGTGTGCCAGCATCGGCTGTTACTAACTGTGCCCTTAATATGGCTTGGGAATACTCATTAGCGGTTGGCATGTTTTCAGCAGTTACAAGGTGAGGTAGTAGCTATTAACGTATTTGCGGCATCTATGCACCGTTGAGAGTTTGACCCTTGGTTAAACAACCAATAAGTATTCGCCCATGATTCTGATAGCAAAGATTTAACAGCATCGTTACATAGTGACTTAGATGACGAACACCCACAGTTTAAAGCCTGTTCAAGTGTTAGTGACTGCAAATCAACCTGACGGGTACTTAGGTATGTTTTAGTGGTGGATATACTTCCATTTAGCGTTAAAATAAAGGTATAGAACACATCTTTTACGATAGGCACATTCTGAGTAAGATTGGTGCCCATGTTATAATCGGTTACCAAAGTACCGTTACTGTCATACACTAATAGATGCCTTGACGTTACGCCAATTCCTGTGCTGGTATCTGTAGCTAAAATCGGGCTAAGTGCCGCCGATTGTGAAACTGTAAGTCCTATAGCCATAATTTGTTGTTTTTAATTGGCATAAAAGTACAATAAAACATTTCAAAAATAAAAACCCACTTTTTAGGGTGGGTATAATGCTATTTCTTTTTGATTTTAGCGTTCGGGTTGTAGGAACTGGTACTAATGCCAAACTGAGATGGCAGAAACGCTTTTAATGCATTTTTAATGCCCCCAACTTGATAGGCTTCCTGCACATCGGTAAACGGTAATGGCACAAACTCCTGCGGTACATTAGGCCAGAAGTGGTATGGTTGCCCAACGACGTCTTTCCCCTCCATTAAGTTAACGCCCGAACCAATCAGCGGAGACAACTTCCCGCGCATAAACGAGGTGGCTAAAGATAGGCGTGATGGCTTACCGTATTTGCCAGTAGTTAAGTCTATAACCCCATTACCTGACGCCGGTACTTTTTGTCCCGAAGCCATTTGTGATAGTAAACGAACATACTGAGGTAGTCCACCCAAAATGTCATAAAACGTTGAACCATTCTTTTGCTTATCTTCTATTTTCAAAAAATTAGAACTCCGAGGGTCGGTCACCACTTTTAGTCCAGCCATTGCCGCTAACGACAACAGCACGCTACCCACAGCCAGCGTAGCACCAATATCCTTAGCCGCCATTACCTTTGCTTCTTTCGGCAACCTTGGGTCAGCCCACAAGTACAATGTTTGAATGCGTGCCGCCATAAAGCGGGGTGAGAATAACACATTGGACAACACTTTGGGTTGCTTGCCTCCAAACGCTTCTGGTATATCACCGCGACCTGTCAGCACATTCACCACCTTAGCCACACCCTTAAACACCTCTGGGTTGTTTTCAAAAGTATACCCTCGCTTAATCAGTTCTCTTGCCTGTTGTTCAAACACGCCAGCACGAAGCACGTTAAGGTAGCCCGTATAAGCCCGTTCAGAGGCTGCAATTAGTTTGCCTATGCCCGGTATCTTATCGGCAAGGTTAGAGGTAAATTCTTCTTCTCTGGCTATAATCTTCGGGTCATCTTTGTCAGACAGGTACAACTCGCTATCTTTCATCAATTCATAGTTTTCGCTATGTTTCAAATCCGAAATCCAGTTACGGTACTTTTCTTCTGAAAAAGTCTGCTTAAACATCTCCGTAAACGCATGTAATGCTTGTACAGGGTGATTAACTGTAGCGAACAGCCCTTGGCGCAATACCGCCGAAAAATCCAGTGACGCTTTCAGTGCACGTGGTAATGAGGCAATATTTAGCAAATCATCCTTTAGTTTTTCAGTCTTACTCCGTTGCTTTAAGGCGTCCTTAGCAACCTCAATGTCAAAGTCGTTTTTAATTCGGTCATACTTACGGCGCAATTCCAACCCTTCGGCATCTAAGGTTAATGGCTTTGGTTTCTCACCTTTCTCATAATCCTCGTTGGCCAAACGTTGGGTTAGCTTTTCGATATTTTCCTGAATACGCTTTTTATAGGCTTCCAGCTTCTTTTCATCGGCGGTAGGCTCATTTTCTTTATTGAGTTCCTTTAAACGTCCCCTAAGTGCCTCGACCTGCTCATTTTTCTTTTTAGCATTGGCGCTTTCGGGCTTGGCTTTTTTAATGCCATTCTGCAAGTCCTCAATCTCGTTTAACAACTTAGCCTGTGTTTTTAAAGAACTAATATCAGTAAGTATCTCCTTTTTGGTCGGCTTTACCTCATCGTATTTGCCAGCAATCAGGTCGGTTACATCACGCTTGGTTAAGCCCTCAATATCGCCTTTGAACTCCTCATGTATTCTATCTACCACATCTTTTATCTCCACCAATCCCTCTTGGGCAAGGTTACGCAACAGCGCAGGCATGTGTTTAGCGATAGCCGCCAATTCACGGCGATAAGGGATATCCGACATCGCTTGCCCTGATTTACGGATTTTAGCAAACTCATCCCTGATGCTATCAAATATCTTGGTACGCTCCGCTTTCAACTCATCCTTGCTGATAGATTTACGCTTAATGCGATCTGCCGCTTTCCTTACAGACTGATTAGCCTTTAGCTTGGCATTGTCTTCTTCCAACCTCGCAATCTTCTTTTGCAGGGCTTCCTGTATTGATTCCAACTCCGCATGCGTTTTCTGTACCTCCGCTAATTGTTCAGGCGATAGCTTATTATTGCCATTAGCCTGACGCTTCGCCACAATCATATTAGCCAGTGTCGCCTCTTTGTTGAAAGACAGTTTACGGGCGCTCAATGCGCGGGCGGTTTCGGTACCAGTTTTACGGTCGGCTTGTGCTGCATCCTGAAACTCACTTAACGATTGCGTATTAGCCTCTGTCAGTTCGTCAAATTGCTTCTTTGACATAGTAGCACCATCTTTAGCCAATCGTTCGTTCTGCGTCTTTATTTCAGCCTCTTTGGCATCCATATACTTGCCTAAGATAGCTATCTCAGTATCGGACGCTTGATGCCCCTCGTTAAGTATGCGGTCAATCAGGTCAGGTGTGTCGTACCCCTTATCAATCTCCGCTGTGGCATCCACATCTATCTTATCAGCACCACGTTTACCGTTTTTGGTGTCTTTCAATTCTATCCCTAAATCAGCAGCACGTTCGTTAGTTACCTCATTTTTAGTCGGCAATGTTTTCTCGTGCTCTGTATATTCATTGGTGAGGTGGTTACGGTACTGCTCGTCGAACTTTTCCTTGTCAGTTAATGACTTGTACCAATCGGTAGACTTGACATGCTTTAACCCAGCCTCAATAGCATCAGCTACCTTAGCGCCTGTTTCAAGGGACTTGGCGACCACCTCCAATGAACCATCCCAAACAGCATCGAAACCTGTAGACGCTTTAAAGCCGCCCAACTTGTTAATTTTGCCATTACGTACCTTTTCAGCGAATGACCTTATCGGGTCTCCTGCTTTGCTTTCCACTCCTTTACCGCCGTCACTTTCTTTCGGGCGTCCCCCCTGCTCATTTGAGGGTTGTTGTACTTTGTTCTTAGCTGGTTTAGCATCTCGGGGCTTATCTGCTCCACGGTCGCTTTGTTTTCTTGCTCTTTCATAATTGTCAATATCTTCTTGGGTGATGCCAATCTCTTTGGCGTGTTTATTAAATTCTTCAACTTGCGCAGGTGTTAACTCCTTAGCAAGCGAACCATGTGCTTTTTCAGCCCTGCGTGCGGTTAGTTTTTTACCTGTCAATTCTTCATAACGGCTTTCCAATAGTTTTTGCGTATCGGACTTGTTTGCCTCAATAAAGTTTTTCCTGCCTGTATAACGGTCGATGGTTTCCACGATATCTTCGGGAGTAACATGCACACCTAAGTCATGGGAGATTATCTCCGCATGGGTGTTAATATCGGTCTTGTCAGAGTTTTTGGTATCTATCCAGCGTGATATACCGCCGTGTGGCGCATCATTGCCTGTAATACGCTTATAGTCCTTCTCATTGATTTTACTATCGCCTAAGTAATCTATGATGCCTTTCTCAATATGGTCAGGGTAGCTTGTTTCGGTATGGTATTGCGCCGCTATCTTTTTAGGGTCAGTTTCCTTTTCAATAGATTGCCTTATGGCGTCTTCGTGGGATAACTCAGGTTCTTTTTTACTGGCTTCATAAAGCGCCTGTCCAGCATCGGTAGTTTCTTTACCCCTAACATCTTTCAGGTCGATACCGTTATCCTCAGCATGCTTAAATAGCGCAGTGGCAATGCCTTTACGACGGTCAGCCTCGTCAACCACTACTTTTACAGATACTGGTTCTTTTTGTTCACCATCCCTATTGTTGTAAGATATTTCCAGCACCCCGTTAACCTTACCATCCTTACCGCGCGACACAACTTGTTTAGTGCCGTTATCAAGCGGTTCGTCTGTAAAGTTACCTTTGTTATCTTTTTTAAACGCTGGCTCAATTGAAATACCTTCTTTGCCTGTTTCTGGCAAATTATGAGCAAGTTCCTTTAGTTTTGGCGCATCGGCATCGGATACCCTATTTCTTTTTTCTTTAACAGGAGTTTCAACAGGCGCTTCGCTATTGCTTGGCGCACTAACTTGTTGCTCAGATTGTCCTTGTACATCTGGCGCAGTTTCAGAATTTGTAGTTGGGGGTTCATTTGCTATGGGTTGAATAGGTGTTTCGTTTGTCGGGTCAGCCACAACAGGAACATTAGGTTGTTCAGTCGGTGATGGCGTCTCAGGTAGTGATACCTGTCCTTCCGATACTGGTGGTATGGGTGCTTCATTTGGCTTGGTTTTAGTTAACGACTGTACTTTATCAATCAACTCCGCCTTTTGCTCATCAGGTATCTCGTCGCTATTGGTTATCGTATCAATAAATGCTTGTGGGTCTTTGGAAACCTTATCGGCAATCAGTTTAACGTCGCCTTGGGTCTTTAGCACCAATTGGTCAGCATACAGACGCTTCTTTTCTGCCGTATCCTTAGCATCGTAGGCTTTAGTACCCATCTCAATACTATCGGCATACAAATCCTCGTGCCCATCTTTAATATTATCATTAATAGCGGTTAACTGGTCTTTGGGCGTATTCATTAAGGTACGCAACACACTTTCGCCATTCAGGTTAGAAGCGGCTGAGGAGGCAGCGGCAACCTGCAATGCGCCATCATTTACCTTTTTACTATCAACAGCGTCTTTAACATCCGCATGTAACCCCTTAGCAACCCCCGGCAATTCAAAAGCCAAACCAGTACCAAACTGCTTCATGGCTTCGTGCACATCGATGTCTTTGCCGTTCAGTAAATCTTCCCCCGCTGACGTCCCCCCGAATACCGTACCCACACCAACAGCATGCAAGAGTGCCTCTGCTGTTTTGCCACCTTTCAACAATCCTTTCTCAGCTAACTTATTAACGACGCCCTTACCCAAAGCACCGCCTAACATCATTTGAGCCTCCATAGTCAACCCCTCCACACCGCCTTTTAAAGCACCTGTAGCGGCATCGTTCAATGAAGTAACATAATCTTTGTGTTGGTCGGTAGCATCCTTGTAGGCGGTAGCAGCTTTAGTGGTAGCCAATAACCCTGTCAGTTTACTCACCAATTGTGGCGTTTTAGCCGCCATAGATGCTTCGCCCTGACCCGTAGCTAAAGAAGCGATTAATGGCAATGTGCCAACCACGCCCTCGGCGGTCTCTGAAAGTATATTTGAAGGCTTGTCACGCTCTTGATAGGCTTTGTCATAGTAGGTTGCCACTTTATCAAAAGCACCGCCCTTACGCAGCCATTGAGGGGTTTTATCGCCCGTTAAGCCAGTATATATCTTATCGATGGTTCTGTCAACCAAATCTGTGCCCCCCGCAAGGGGTTTAACTACTAAATCATTAAAGCCTTTATTGAAAGCTGGTAAGTATAAGCCCTGTTGAATATCCTCCATCCAGCTACGCCCCTTGGTATCGGCAGGTTGTTGTACGGTAGCGTGTTTTTGCCCTATAGCCTGTGCGTTTTGTAGAACGGTTGTTTTAGCCATTTCGGCCCGATTGGCTTTGTCGATAGCCTTGTTTTGGTTGTGGGCAATATCTAAAGCCTGCTGGTTTTGGAGGTTTTGCTTTAACGATGGGTCGGTAACTGGCGTAAATTGGTTAGCGCCACTATTGCCACCTATCAGGGAACTTTGGTCGGTTATGCCACCAGTGAATGAGGGCGGAACAGTATTCGCAGAAACGGGAGTAGATTGTTTTTTTTTTATGCCTACCTGTTCGTAGAAAGCGTCAGGGGTTTTGTCGAAGCCAGTCAGGTTGTCTTTAAGTGCTTGATATGCTTTTGAGGCATAGGCGCTGTCCTGCATAGCGGTTTTAAATTCTTCTGGTGTCTTTTTGAACCCAACCAAGTTATCCTTTAATGCCGCATATACCTTGTCAACATACGGTACTGGTGCTGGTTGCTGGGTAGCATCTGCTACAACTGGTTCTGCCGTGGTAATATCTTCTGCCATGTAACAAATGTATGAATTTGTTATCAACAAAAAAGCCACTCAAAAAGTGGCTCTATTTTACTTACCTAAAATCTACTATAACCCATAATCTGTAGCTGCCTTTTTGCTTTTATTAACCAGTGGCGTCCCCGCTGGCGTGGTTGGTATCCTGTGCTTCTTATCAAACTCGGGACGTTTCTTAAACAAATCCAAGTGGTTTAATAAAGAATTAGCCACAGTCTTTCCAGCTTCCCCGTCTGTAATGGTAAACACCTGCTCATCTTTTACCTTTTTGGTTAATGGCTTGCCAGTTTTATCGTTAATGATAGGTTTACCTAATTGTGGGTTAGGAATAGTTTTACTGGCATCGTTAGGGTCGGGGATAGTGTGGCGCTCATCCAATACCGGCACCTCGGTTGTAGCACCTGGTTTCCCCGGCATGGTAATGGTAAATCCATTCGTAGATGGCGAGAAGTGACCACCCGCGGCGTTCGCGGCCCTGATTAGCTTATCTGTTGACGCTTGGTCACCTTGCTGTACTTGTTGTATAAACTTATCTCTATCATCATCCTCTGCTGGATGTGCTTGGTCAAATCTATATTTATCCCAAAGATGTTCATTGTACTTATCGGGTGTAACTACACGAGACTTATTCACCAACGATGTGCCATACTTGCCAGCGTCTGAGATAAATTGACCATACCCTGCATTTTGCTTTGTAATAGCCGCTTGCAATTTCTCTTTGGCATAAGTATCGCCGGGGGCGATGCCCAATTTGGTTAATACCTCCGCATTGTGGGCTTCAGTAGGGTTATCCAGCATCTGCTGCGCGATATGGTCTGTTGCCTGTGCGTTGGTATACCATACCCGTTTGCCATTCTTATCGTACACACTACCGATATCCCCCAATTCTGGGTCAATACCATATTTAGTCTTTTTAAGGTTATTCCAGCGAGGGTCGGCAGAGTTAACATATGCCTGCTGCATCATGGAACTGGTGTCGGGCACAATCGTTTTTACTGTCCCATTCCCTTGTTCAATGTGCACTGGTTTAATCAGCTTATTAAAGTCATCAATACCAGATGGCGTACCCTGCAGTTGTGGCGCGGGCTTACCAAAGTAATCGGTAGGCTTTGCCAAAGCACCTTGCACAAACTGGTTCACCTGTTGCTTGCTATCTTCTGTAAAACGGTTATCATGGTCCGCGGCTACCATTGGCAATAATTTGCCGATAGACTGCTCCAACTCTTTTGATTGACGCGCTTTTAATAAAATATCATTCTTGCGTTGTTCAAACTCGGGGTTGCCAAAAGGCGAACGCCCTGTTTTTGCTTGATAGGCGGCGGCATCGGTTAGGTATTGATTCCACTGGTCGTTAATCGGCTTACCAGCTTGTGCCCAATACTCGGGTAGCTTTTGAGCGGCTAAGTCTTTTTGGTATTGCGCCTGCAATAGTTGTTGTTGCTTTTGTTGCTGCAAAGCCGCATTACGCAAGTCTGCCGCATGTTGCTGGCCCAACTGCATCGCATATTTTTCAGTATTTGACTGAGGCAATACAAACGCTAAACCCTGGCCTATGCCATCTGTTGCGTTACCAATAAATCCCGGTGCTACTGCCATTTTTATCTACCTGTTTTTTTAAGCCTGTTTGCTGCCATTGCCGCAGCCACATTCGGGTCTGACAATATATTGCCGTATATTTTATCCTGATACTTGCTATTGGCATAACCTAAGCCAGCGGTACCGATTTGGTCAAGACCACTAAACTCGTTCGTGGCACCAGCGCCCTCTAACGAAGCGGCGGTGTTTGCGGTGCGTAGGAACGGCTGTAAGACGTTATTTTGGTACAGCTTATCTTGCCATTGTCCCTCGTTATTCAAAGCACCCTCGTAGCCATTTAAGGCATCTGCTTTGTAGTTAGCCGCTTTCATAGATAAATCATTGGTGGCGACGTTCTGCCCTTGGTTAATCTTAGCTGCTAAATCCAATAAGTCACCACCTGACGAAGCGCCTTGTGAACCATTGTAATAGGAGTTAGCACCATTGTTAGCGATGAGTTGTTGTGCCGCCGCTGTTCCGGGCATCCCATTGTAGTAGTTTTGGGCTGCAAGGTTGGTGGCTAACTTCACTTGCCCCGGCAGTTGCTCTGGCTGGAAGATATTTGATGCCGCCAATTTCTTAGCATCTGCGCGTTGGTTTGCACCCTGTATAGTTTTGTAAATCCCAAGTCCACCAGAGATAATGGCTCCTGCTGCTAATGCGGTCATATGGCTTTTTGTTTGTATGCTATTAAAAGCGGGTTATTGTGTTCTTTGAATAATCTTTTTTCTAAGGTAGGTATATCCTGACAATTATCAGGATTTGCATGAATGGTAGTCCATATGCAATCTTCCAAAACAAAACCCATCCGCCTTACACCCCTCTCGCTTTCTCCTGTATATGGCGCTACTATCCTTACTAATCCATCGTCTGTAATGACATTAATAACCCCCATTGAAACGATATAGGAATGGGTTGTTTTATGCACCCTGGATGTTAACCATGCCCCTTTAGGAACAAACATTTCACGAAGATATAAACCGGGGGTAAAGTAGTGTTTTAGGGGGAACTCTACAGCGCCTATTTGGTGCATAGCAACCTCGCACTCATTGAGTAATTGGTTGTATTCCTTATGTTTTTTAAGTGCTCCCATTTTGCATTACAATATTAAGTACAAAAAACCGAATTACATAGCCCTGCGAACTTCAGTATAGTACACTTCTATGGATGAGATTTCTGACGGCTTATCATCGTTACATTCAAGTTCAAGAATTAACCAACCTCCCTGTAGCATCCGTGCCTTATATAGTACTGTTGCTTGATTGGTTTCGGTAGCGAAATTCGGGTCGTTAACATCACCAAGGCATGAGGCCCAAAGTTTCCCATCCACCAAACTAAAGTTGTTTTTCTTTAGACGAGACAACATGCCGTTAGGGAACTGGTTGGTTGGCGCAATCTGCAATACAGGCGCATACCACCTTCCATTGGCATCTAATCTCAGGTTATACCAAAGTTTGTCTACCTCATATTCGGGGTTAGGCACAATTGAAATCTGTGCAGGATACTTGGTACCATAGAACATCCCAGCAACAGGATTGGTCTCATGTTCCCACAACCTGCCATTGCTAAATGAATAAAAACTGTCGCCAAACCTTAGCATGCAGTCTGGCACAAATGAATAGTCAGACGCCCAACGGTTAAACGTTTCGTTAAAGGAAATGGTCGCTGAATTGGTTACCTGCACATCTTGTTGCTGATAAACACTTAACACATGCAGGGTCAAAGCGCCATCTGAATAGAACTTTAACAGGTCGCCAGTGGTGTATAAAAATGTTTCGGTATAAGTACCCGCCGCAGACCTTAAAGTGCCCGTATGCGCCCCTAAATCAAGTCGTACGCCACCCGAAGTCCTGCTATCTACAATATAGGTAAACACATAGGTTTCGCCATCAATAAACGGCAACGCGGGGGTATAGGTCATCGTTCCTGCAAAGCATGGGTAATGCGTGGCATAGATACCATCTACAACCCAACCACTATCAGCATATTGCACTTGTGGGTCGATATATCCTGTTGTTCCTTGTACGATTGAAAATGTTGCCATGGTATATTGATTAACTTGGGTCTGCCCCTATTTTTACAGTTGACCCATTTGGTACTGTTCCAGACCATGTGCCGCCGCCCGAAGGAATGGTAGCTACAGTTGTGCAGGTTGGGTTACATACCCTGATAGGCACAGCGAATAAATACGTGTTAGGGACAACAATGGTAATATCTAAATAACTTACTGTTACCTCTTGTAAATAATCAATTTCAGACGGTACCACAATAGATGTCTCATAATACTGGCACGGGCTGGTGATATTATTTAAGATGTTAGCCGAAGCGGTGATTGGGCAAGCGTCGGTATTTACCACTGGCGCTACGTATTGATCATTGGTCACTCTATCAGTTAACAAAGTCCACACACCAGCAATCTTTTTGTACTCATTGTCGGCAACGGGGTTATACCATATATCCCCGTTAGAACCGCCGCTTGGCGCTACATCGGTAGGATAATTATAGGTAATCGTTGCCGCTTCTGGCACCAAGTCCTGCGCTGACACCTGAGCGATATTAGGGCGTTTAAAGCCGTCTAAACTCATATCGTCTAAATATATACCCTCCAACACTTTCCACCCCTGTAAGCCAGTATTGCCTCCAATATCGACTAAGCAATAGGCAGATGATGTACGTACCTGATATCCAACTGGACGGTTTGGCGCTTGTACAGTTGTAAAACACTGTTTTTTAACTGTACCGTACATGCCACCACCCAAAACAGGGCGATATAAGAAGTAGTCATCCCCCAAAGCCGTTCCTGTAATGACAAAGCTTTTTAATGTGCCATCATAGGTTACCATGCCCGTAGCCGATTGCTGTGTCACCTCGTAGGTTATACTGTCTGACAATAAAGGCACAGAGGTGCTCCACTCGCCTGAAACAAAGCCGCCGTTTAAAAGATATTCAGTATGCTGCGCTATAGACCATAGTGCCATTTGATTCTGTTGGTCGAACTCCCCTGGAATTGCTAAGTCATATTTATCAACCAAACCCAATATACGCTTTGCTTCACTGTCAAAATCGTTCTGAGAGGAGATAGGTTCAACCCCTTCGCCCCCTATCCTGCAAAAAGCACCTGAATTGGTAGAGGCATGGTATATCCAGTTAGTCCATACAAACACCGATTCGGGGTTATTACCAATACCGCCCTCATAGTCATACGGCACAAACTCATTTAATAGTTTATCGGTCTGCACTTGAATGGTTTTGCCATCTGTTCCAGTGGTTAAGGTATGGCGAACCGGGATAAAGCCATCTTTAAGCGGTTTAAAGACGTGTAAGCGACGATTAAGGAACTTGGTGAGTAAGATATCGCCATAAGCATCATTGTTGTCTACGCGGCTTAAATTATCGAAATCACTCATACCGTTCACATCGGTATCCTCCAAGTAGTTATTGCTATACCTTGTCCTACTACCAAATTTAATAATTCCCAATCCATTGTCCTGCGGGTAAACCCGTCCCAAGTCTGATATGTCGCTATGGTAAAAGTCGGAGAAGTTGGGGTCTACAACAGTAGAAACCAATACCTGCGTCCCCGGCACCACGTTATTAACGGGTAGTTCCCTATCACGCACATAAGCATCCCCACGGTTTACTTCAACAATTGCGGGTTGTGATGCCGTTTGGTTTTGTACATTACCTTTATGGTATCTGGTATCGGTCCCCCAGCCTGTTATCTCAAATTTCTGGCTAAAGTCCTGATAGATTTTGTAGTCAGGACTGATGGACAACGATTGTGGCTTAAATAGTTCAACTTGGCTGTTATCAGCAATGGTAACGCCTTGTAATTTCTTAATCCTGATAATACCACGCCTGTCTATAATCCGATAAGACGGCTGTATATCATCCTCATCAGCTATTGTACCCAATGAAATTGGACTATCTAAAACATAATCGCTGCCCGAAGTGGAGATAATGGTACGCTCGTTGCCCAATATGCTAATCACCTTACCCACATAATCGGTGCGCACTGGCTTGCCTGTTTGGATATGGTCGGTACCATGGGTGGAAACGTTATCATCAATCAAATCATCAACCTCGTCCTTATAGGACAATATCTCTGTTTCGTAGTAGCCTGTATAAAAAGCGCCTGTATCTACATTCTTGATAAGCCTTATCCTGTCCCCTTTGGCAAACTCATAAGTAATAATGGTATTCTCATGTAGCTTTTGATAGGTGAACAAACTGCCTACCACTAAATCGAGATAGTCACTGGTATTATCGGTAGTTACCTCAATCACTTTTTGAATGAGTATTTCTACGCCGTGGTTTTGTGGCGATCTAACCAACTTCCAGTATTTAGCCATTATTGGCGGGGTATGGTTAATGGTTATGATATGAACAGGTAGTTTATACGAGCCTATCTCCGTGATATAAGGAGTACGTATAACCGATAGCGCCGAGGCATAGCCCAAACTCTCCCTGCCGTCGTCATCTACGTACACAACAGCATAGTTGGTGATACAGCCGTAGGGAATGATTTGTACGGATGTGCCGTTATCTTTTAACGAGGTGTAGGATACCTGCGTAACTGCTCCTGTCCAATCGGTAACCGACTGCGCATACTCGCCTAAATACCCATAAGAAAAGAAAACATTCCCATCAATATCGGTACCCTCTGCGCTGATAGCCGCCTCATTGGATGGATATCCCCTGCCAATACCGCGTAAAGCGGCTTTCATTTGTGAGGCAATCGTAGAGGCGGTGTCGCTAAGGGTTGCAGTAAAGGCAAAATAATAGTTGTCGCTATCGCCATTGCGCCCGAAGATGAAATACTGAACACCCTTTTTAACCTCAGCACCAATCGTAAACTTAGTAACGGTATTATACCTTGATTTGGACAAGAAACTATCCTGATGCCTATCTACGCTTTGACGTTCTACAATTAAACTGGCATTTGACAACTTATTTTCAGTGTCGGGTGGAATGAACAACTCATCCATACGAATACCGACCGTCATTATCGGGCGCACTACTGGCCACCCTTCTTCGGCATTGGTATAGGTCATGGCTGACTTAACGAATGACTGTGTAACTGGTATTCGCGGTAAGAAAGAATAATTACGGTTTATCTTATCCTGATTAGTGGATACATAAGACCCGTCATTATAAAAGTTATAGATATAACTGCTGTTATCGGCTATCAGTAGTTCCTCTTTATCAATCGAGGCGCATATCAAAAAGTTGTTGTTCTCTATGCCATCGGTAGTGGTGTTTGCCTGAAAGGCTATTTCAATCTTTTTAACCAGTTTATTACCTGTGGCAACTGTTACCTGAATACAGTTATTATCAAAAGTAATGGTGTTTACGCCAGTATAACTTTGGTTTGACGGTTTGGGTACCAGCGACCAGTCCGACCAGTTTGACTGCTCTTTGTCGTCGTACAGCCACCTTACCGTAAACTTGTATAAGTTTCCATATAGGTTATTTGCGTTGCGCGTGGGGTCTGTAATGTAGTTACAGGCGGGTGAATACACTGCCGTCTGCTTGTAGGCGGTAATAAAGTCCTCGTAGATGACCGTTCCGTAACCAGCAGAGGTTTTATCCATGGCTTTGGCGATATTGAATTTGCGGGCTTTATTCAGGGCATCCACGAAAGTAAATAAGCGGCCTTCGATAATGTCGATGGAATTGATACGGTATTGCTTTAGGTTACTCCACCTTAAAATATCCACGTCATTACTGTCGGTGCGCGATTGCAATACGATATTCACGACTTTGGATAGGCGGTCGTACTTGTAAATAGTATGGAAGCCGTTAGAGTTCCAGATGCAATAGTAAAAGCAGTTGCGTTCTTCGTCGCGCTCTTTACCGATACATAGGTTGTTTCCCGCTGGCAAAATATTGTCGATAAGGGTGTTGCCAGTAATGGCTTTGGCAACCCGTTTGCTTCCCGATTTGTAGATAAGCATATTCTGCATACGCCTGAACATATTGGCAGGAAGAAGCTGGTCAGCCGTGTCGGTATCCCTTCCGCCCTCGAAGGTTTGCTTAACTATCTTTTTTTCGTCTTGATTTGCCATACTGTGGGATAAAGGTATGTATTTTCCTAAACAAAAAAACCCTCACTCAAAAGCAAGGGTTTCAAAAATAAAAAACACTGAATCAATTATTTAAAAAAGTTCGTTGTGATATATGTTTGAAGCGCCCCGACGTTGGCAAATGCGGTAGCCGTATCGCCATTAATAACGTCACTGAATAGCCTGTTAAAGATTGATTGACCCGTATATGCATTATATAGCGCAACGTTATTGCCGTTAGTGGTCATATACACGGAGTTCATCGGATATACGCTTGGTGGGTTTGATAACGGCGTAATGGTGAAATATGTTCCGCCTGTGCTTTTGGTTATAGTTACTGTTGCCATGATTATGTTTTAAAAAAGTGTTTGTTACTTAAAATTTCGGCGCTGACATCACATTACTACCTACGCTGTCGGACCACGCCTGCGAACCTTCATCCATAAGCCAAGTCTGTAAGCGCCTAAATTCTTCTTTATAGTTCTTCTTATTCAGTTCACCCAAGTTTGGGTTGCGGGTACGATAGTATTTCGCCAAAGCAAAGTACTCCAAAGCCTCTTTACACTCCGCAGGAACAAACATAGGCGCTTCCCCATCTAAGCCGTCCGTTTTACAAAAGAAGCCAAAGGTATCTGTTGATTTAATAGTACACCCTTTTACAAATGATTGCCTGCGGTTATAGTCATGGGTAACCATGCCCAAGTAATTGTACCCACCACCATAGCCATATACCTCACCAAAGCCCCAATTCCACATATTGCGATAACCCTCATAGGCATCTATCCTAAAAAAGTCTTGTATTTGGTTATCTGCCTCTATAAATGAGCCACACTTTACATCTACGTTCTGAATGCCTCCTAAAAGGTCATCATTAACATCTAAAGCGAATGAGCGCCCGTCGCGGGTGATAAAAGTGATTAGTGGCTTAACACATGACCGAGGCCAGCAAATAGCGTTATAATCGTTTAATGATAAGTCTGTAACAAGCTTCCACGATGGCATTGCGTGAAGTGATAAGTCCCGTATTCCATCTAAAAGGCAACCTACAACAGTCTGGTTGTTAAGCATGCCTGGCTCGCCTGTCTCCTTGCAGAGTTCAATAACTATTTGTTCAAATGGAATTGCTGCCATGGTTAGTTAGGTTTTTGGTCTTCGGTATAATCCTTATTTGCCAGTTTCTCCCCGTTAAGGAAATTAATCATCAAGTCTATCACCTTGGCATAAGCATCTGAGGGCAATATAATCTCGTCGTCGTCGTCAAGGTCGTGTATAGCCACGATATATGATGGACGGATAGCAGATACCAATTTTGGTTTGTTATACCACCACACCCTCCGTGGACCTTCCAACTTGAAACTTATCATGGCTTTATACTTGCCATAGTATTCTTCCAGCGCCTCAGCACCCTCATCTAATGGAAAGCACATCTTACCACACATGGTCGTAATCTTTAGTGCCCGACCTTTAGGAAGTGTAACAACGTTCTTTGGTAGGTCAGAGTAGTAGCGCATGTGGTCATCTGAATACTCAATAGGTATGTTCTCAAAGGTGGTTAACAGTAGTGGGTTAATAGTCTTTTCGCTTTCAGCCTTAGTTTCCAGCCAGAAGTTGCCTGTTTGGACGTAATTACAAGCCATGGCAAGATATATCTCACACTCACCTCTCCTCACAGTCAATTCCGGCGTGAGAACCCCGCCAGAGACAGCTAATAAAGCCTCAGCCACCATTTCCGCCTTAGTAAAATATGCTGCCATTATGATTTACCTCCTTGTTGCATGAATAACGCACTGTCAATTCCAAGCCGACTGTATTCAGCTATCCAACTGTCTCTACTTGTTATGCCGTACTTCTGCAACATTTTATAGATGATGATGTTTTCGGCATCCTTTGTCCATGCTAAGTTAACGCTATCTCCCGCATCGTAGGTCATAATATCCTCATCATCGGTGACGGTATAAGTAAAGGCGATATGTGCCTCAGTCGGGAATATCAGGTAGTATATTTTGGTGGGTAGCGTGCTTACAATAGGTGCCAAGTTAATCGTAGTAGCACCGTCCATTAAAAAGTAAACACGCTTGGCGTTTAAATCAGGTTGGCGTTGCGGTACCCTATTCACATACACCAATTCCCCCTCTGTAATTGGGTTTATTTCATATAGGGAGGTATAAGGTGATGTACCCGACGTAACCCCCATGGCTACCACCCTGTCAAACTCCTCGTCATCGGCTACCACGGTTGCCATATCGATAACGCCATTGGCGACAGGTGTATTGGCTACCTTCACCCACGGATTTAATAACCCCCGTACTTTCTCATTGACTTGGTAGAACTGGGATAGGTCATTATAGATTTCAAGTTGTGTTTCAGCCAATGCCGCATTGAAGGTATCAGCGACAACAACGCCTGACTGATACTTACTTGCGTATTGATTGATTCGTTGCCAGATTGTTATAACCTCTATCATATTGGTAACAAATATATAATATTTTTGAATAACAAAGCCCTTGGCAAAATTGCCAAGGGCTACTCACTTAAGTGTTGCATCGGGGGCTTCTTCATAGGTACCTACTTCTTCCCCATTCCATCTGTGTTTGTTGTAGCAAGAGAGGGACTCGAACCCTCGACCTACAGGTTATGAGCCTATCGAGCTAACCAACTGCTCTATCTTGCAATGTTAGCAACTTAGCCACATGCCCCCGGAGTGCTCACCCGCTTGTTAGCAGACCTTACACCAATACTACCCGAAGTGTTCTCTAAATTGCCGTTGCAAACTTATTGTTTTTCTTTACAATCTCAAAATCCCTGAGTGATTTAATACCCATATCAGTAAAATCAGGAATAGTAAGGCGTATAATAACCCACGGATGCGAGGGGTGATGATAGTAGCGGGGAATACCATAGCGAGTATCCAAAACACTATCTCTATGATTATAACGGCGATTACCAAGTAAAGCAGGAATAAAAGGATGGTTGTTATCATGGCTTTTTATTTTAGTCAACTGTTTTGGTGGTGAAATTGTTTCATTCATAAAAAAACCCGTTATCTTTTACAATAACGGGCTACAAGTTTTAAGGCTTGTTTTCACAAAAGCACCCCTAAGCAAGTTCTACTTGGTTCAGGGATGATTTATAAAGTTCAAC